GGCACCAATGGTACCCAAGGAACTACAGGTGCCCAAGGAACTCAGGGTATCCAAGGAATTACTGGTTCACAAGGAACTAACGGAACACAAGGCACCACTGGTCAACAGGGTCTGCAGGGTCTACAAGGCACCCAAGGCATTCAAGGGACTCAAGGCTTGCAGGGTATCCAAGGCCTTAATGGCGGAATGCTCACTGCTACCAGTTACACAACTATCGGCCTTTTGAGTGCTAACCAAAACTTAACAGTTGCTTCGACAGATACTGTCGTTAACTTTGTTGTTGATGCTGACCCACAAGGTTGGCTCAACACTACTTCGCATCAGTTCAATCCTAAGATTGCTGGTTACTACTACATAAGTTACAACACGCTATTGTCATCGCTCAGCAGCACAAACCAAACAAATGCTCAGATTCGTAAAAACGGTAACACAGAAGTTATCTTGCAGCGCACACCTGATGCAAACAATCCGTACTTTATGTCAGGCAGCAAAGTCATTTACCTTAATGGCTCTACTGACTATATTGACTTCAGCGTTTGGTCACCAGTAACTAGCCAGTCCTTGCAACAAGGAAACTCTTCTGGTAGCGGAACTAACTTCTCTGCAACACTCATCACAAGTGGAACTGTTCAAGGTACCCAAGGAACAACTGGTAATACAGGTGCCCAAGGAACCAACGGTACTCAAGGTGCCACAGGTACCCAGGGATTCAACGGAACACAAGGAACATTTGGTACTCAAGGTAACCAAGGAACTACAGGTGCAGGTACACAAGGTATTCAAGGCACACAAGGTTTGCAAGGTACTCAGGGTATTCAGGGACCACTACCTGCTGGTTATGTTCCGACATCTGCGTTTACTGCACAAGGAACTATCCTTGTAGGAACTGCATCTGGATCTTACGCAACTTTGGCACAAGGAACAAAGGGTTGGTCGCTAGTCTCAGACTCAACTCAAACAAACGGTGTTCGCTGGTCAAACGACAACCAGATCATGAACATCATGGGTGCTTATTAACCCGCGTGTTCTTCTTTCCAAATAGCGGCAAGATTACTTCTGATTGAGTCCTTGTACTCTTTCTTGACGCCTTTGATCTTTAGAATGTCATGAAAGAGTTGACGGCTCTCTTCACTACGACCAATCCACCAACCAGATACAGCCTTCTCAAACTCTAGGCAGTAACGATCGTAATAGCCCACGTCTACTGGGAGTGGGTCATGATCAGGTGTAGCCAGTCCTAATTCTGCAAAGGTAAAGCACTCTTGCCACTTTGCTTGGCGCTCATAGAGTTGTGAGATGAGGAAGTATGCTTCTGGTCGATTTGGGCAAACAGTAAGTGCCTGCATAAGTGAGTTAATGACGGTGTGTTCTCGACCTGTTTGATCTGCTAAACATTGAGAGATCTTCAACAAAGATGCGTATACAACTTCTTTATCGTCCTCACCATACTCAGCAGCCCGCAAGTAAAACGAAGCAGCAGAGGCTGTCTGGTTTAGTCGCTCGTACTCCTTGGCTACATTGAGATTAAGTCGAGGATTAAAAGGATCTTTTGATAGTTCTACTACCAGTGCTTCAATCTTATCGGTGCGCATTGAGTGCCTCTTCAATCATCTCGTCTACCATTACCTTTGGAGTGCGTAGAACAAACGCAGCATTATCTTGAAAGCCAAATGAGATAAGCAAGTCATCTTGGTACTGAGCCGCTCCTACGCAGAACTCAATGCGACCATCTAAGAAAGTGAACGCTTCTGGAGAAACGCCGATCATGTTCATATCTTTGTCCCATACGATCAGGCGGTGCTTATAGATGCCGTCTTTTTGATTAAGGTAGTTTTTAAACAGATCAACCTCATGAGTAATACAGATCTTGTAATCGCCCCAGTTAATGATCTGAGAACCACCACGTTGGTCTTTAAGTGTAGACAACCCGTCTGTAAGTGAAACTTGTTCGCAAAGTGGTGTATTGGGATCAGCCTCAACAATCTCTGTAGGAGATGTCCACTTAACAAAGTGATATGGGCGATCAAGGATCGGGTACCAGTTCTTCTCACAGTATGAAATATCAGGTGCTGGGGCAGGAATGCGCACTCTGTGGGTCTCTTTGACTATCCACTTGTCTTTATCGATATCAATCCAGGTGTACTCCATGCGACCGACACCAGTATCTGTCGTGTCTCTGCGAACGCCCACGAGGAAGTACTGACCATTCCACTGCATGAGGCGAGCGTCTTCTAGCCCTACAAATTCCCAGGTGGGTTCGTGTAGATCGAGCATATCTACATGAGCGTGGTCGGTCATCACAAGGTCGGAGTTAAGACGGCACAAGTAGTTCTCTGTGCGAAGATGCTGATCTTTCTCTGGATGAAGGTACGAAAGAGGACCCCATGGGCTTGGGTACCTCTGCTTGTTCTCTGAGTGGAACAGGGTGTAGTTGACATGGCGCAGGTTAACGAGGATATCCCCGTCGTCGTCCACAAAGACTGAGGGGTTCATCAACCCTGTACCAGCCGTTAGACCATCTGAAATGACAATGGGGGCCAACTTGCCGCCCTGAGAAACCGCCCTTTGTACAAGATTCATGGGCGGAACATTACCAGTTTAGGCTTACAAGTCATAACTAAATGCCTACCCTATAGACATATCTTTAGGAAAGGTAGTAATTAATGGCTACAACATCCAAGCAGATGGCGAATACCGCTGCTGCCACATCGAACACTACTCTTTATACGGCGCCGTCATCTTCGGGCGCAGTAGCAGTTGTCACCAACGTTGTGGCTGCTAATACCTCTGGCTCTGCACAAACCTTTACCCTTAACTTCAATGGTATCGCAGTTCTTTCAGGAGTGTCTATTCCAGCAAACTCCTCTACTTTCATTGATCTTAAACAGGTTCTTAACGCCTCTCAAACGATCACGGGTTCTGCCTCAGCAACTTCTGTCAACTTTTTAATTAGCGGAGTGGAGATCGTATAACATGGCTGTTGCTAGTTTTCCCGCATCAGGCGGTGGAGGTCTTGCTTCTGAAGTTAAATCACTGCAAACAGGTACAGCCTCATCTTCGGGTACGATTACTATTACGGCAGTTAACACTGCTAAAACATTTGTCTATGCTACATCTACAGGTTCTGCAGGAACGGTTGCTGCGTCTGGGTCCATTAACGCTGCTAACGGGTCTACTTCTGGAATCTCATTTTCTGCAGCATACGGAAGCATCGACAATTACATGCTTTACAACCAAGGTAACGCAAACTTTGGTTATGGATCATACGGTCAGCAAGGGATGAGCGCCAGTGGTAACTATACATTCTACGCTAGTAACCGCTACTCAGGTGTTGCGGCTGCTACATACGCTGCTGTTAACCAGTTTATGAACGCCATGAATACTAACGGAATGAACGTTGGCTTGAATGCAACTTCTCTAACTGGCGGAACTACCTCTGGGCTATACTCTGCTTCGTATGGTGCAACTCTTACTAACTCAACCACTATTACAGTAACAGGTCCATGTAATTACCAAGTTATTGAATACTACTAATAGGAGATACAATGCCAGATAATCATTATGTACATTTAAAAGACGGAGTAGTTTTTGCCCATCATCAAACTGATGGTGAGATCGAAACCTCAGAAACAATTGTTACAGTTTCTGGAGAAGAAGCCCCTTACCTAAATAAAATACAAAATAGTGATGGAACATTCTCTGATGCTCCAGAGATTCGGTATGCAATTTTAGACAGCAACAACACTGTGATTAAAATTGAAACAACTTACTTCAGTTCTGAAGCAGGAACTAATCCTATAATTACAGATCCTGATGTTAAAGTTCTTTGGACATGGGATGGCACAAAGTTTAACTCCCCTGATACTAGAGCCACACTTCCTACTACTACACTCGGGGATATTGAGGTCACAACTTCAGCCTCTTTACAACCAACTCCCCTTGAAGTCTTAGAAAGTGATGCTACACGACAAAAAGCACTCCAAGCAACAGTAGTTGCCCCTCCAGCACCTATTGAAATAGAGGTAGCGTCTGCAGCAACTCCTGCGGATACCCCACCTTCTGCGTAAGAGTTACCTCTCAAATCTGTAGCACTGTCACGCGCAAGCATTGACTAGTGCAGTTGTCTACTATAAGGTGTACAAATGTTAAATAATAAAGAAATTAAATTTACCCCTATACCGATATACAACGTTGATCCTAGATACTCTCCTGTGCCTGCATCTTCGTGCCTTCCTGATTGGTACAAAAAAACTGATTCGTATATGGGTAGCACCACTAGGGTCTATAACCACATCTCAAAAGAGTGGAACCAGACTATAAAAAAGTGTATGCCAGTTTTTGATGCACTATGTTCTGGCTACATAATCCCTACTTATGTTGATTTGTTGGTTTCAAACGACGGCTTTGGTAAGAAGACATACACGTTAAGTAGTAGGTCCAGTCAAATACCAGAGCACAACCTAGCACAGGCCCCTTACCATCCTGCATCTGGTGGTAACCACTACCCTAAATGGTTAAACCCTTGGGGCATTAAAACTCCTAAAGGATACTCTTGCCTGTTCATCCCCCCTGTTCACCACTCAAATGTCTACTTCTCTGTTCTTGAGGGAGTAGTTGATACAGATACGTACAACGCTGGCATTAATTTTCCGTTTGTTTTAAATGATTCAAACTTTGAGGGAATAATTCCTGCTGGAACTCCTTTAGTTCAAGTTATACCTTTTAAAAGAGAGAATTGGAAAAGCGCTATTGATTTTTCCACAGAAAATGCAGAGACTTCAGAAAGATTACTAGAAACGAAGTTTTATGATAGGTATAAAAGATTGTTTTGGTCTAAAAAGGAGTATAAGTAATGCTGTGGTTTAAACCAAAAACTGTTTTTGAGCACTACGTAACATCTGAAGCGTACCCCAAGGTATCTCCTTCAAAACAATTTATACCAGAATGGTATAAAAAACTTCCGATGCATAGTACTGACACTAGAGTTCCACTAGTTCGTCTTCCTCACAAAAAGGGAGTTAAAGCATGTGTAGCATTCTTAGATGCGTTTACTACAGGGTACATGCTGTCAACTCCAGTAGACATTGCAGTAGAGCAAACTGAAAAGGGTCCGTCTGTAAGTTGGTCGTCTTCAGACGTCACGGTCGTGGACGCACGTATTCCCATGGCCAACATCAGTATACCTGTTCCAAAAGGATGCTATCCAACCCAGTTTGCATGGAAATTACAAACAGGATTTAAAATCCCTAAAGGGTATAGCGCGGCTATCGTTCACCCTTTAAACCGTTATGATTTACCGTTTGTAACTTTAAACGGGGTTTTAGACGGAGAGTTTGTTATGCACCCTGGAAATTTACCCGTTTATTTTGATTCAAACTTTGAGGGAATAATTCCTGCTGGAACTCCTTTTGCTCAAGTCCTACTATTTAAGAGAGAAAACTGGAAAAGAAAATACTCTCCTAACTTGTTAAAAGAAGCATCATTAAACTCCTCCTTAGCAGCGGGAATAGACTCTTGGTACAAGAAGAACTTTTGGAAAAAAAAGCAATATGATTAAAAAGAACTATTAAAGTATGAGTAAACGTCAAGAGTGGACTGACGAGTCCAGCGCCCATATCGGTCTTCCTAGACCCTACTACGATCTTTCAGAAGAGTTCCTAAGTAGAGGAAACAACAAAACTACATTTAAACATAAAAGACTTCCTATACCTTGGCAATCCGTTCCTGTATTTGGTAGAAAAGATGTGTCATCTTTAAGTAATCCTAATCCAAGCAATCTTGGCCTAATTATAGACCGAGAGAAAAAAGTATACGAAGAAGGGTTATGCGGGTACTGTGGCGTAAAGTTTAGTGACGATGAACAATGTATTCGTTGGACTTCGGTAAAGGGCATACGGGGTATTCAAATAAGATCTGATCATTTGCCCATGCACGAACCCTGTATGGTACAGGGACGGACTTTTTGCCCCTTTATGCAAACTACTGAGGACTTTGAGTTTGAGCGAGGAACCTACAAACAACTACGTTTAAACGCCGAACCTGACATGCAGGCTATTTCACAGACCGCAGGGTGGTCATAGTTTCACCCACTTTTAGAAAATGAATACCTCATACTTAATCCATGCGCGGAGACCAACGTATGGGACGATTTTCCATTGACTACGAGACCATGTCCAATGACGAGGGTACAGTAGATGATCTTCGCATCCCTGTAGGTAACCAGGTTGACTGGTGGGTTTGGGATCCCAATGCTTTGGCTGAAAACTCCAGCACTTGGGTAGACCCGATTTATGATGTGTCTAACCAAACAACAAACCAGGGTCTTCGTTGGAACTCCCCTATTATTCTCCCAGTAATTGCTGCCAGAGTACAACGCGGCGACAATGAGCCTAATGAGCGAGGCTTTTACACAGTTGACACCATGAGCCTAACCGTGGCTGTAGCAGACCTAAATCGTTTAATCCCAAGCATGATTATTGACCCAACCGACCATATCAAAGATATGATCATCTTCCAGAACGACGTTTACCGCCCTACACGAGTTGCTCCTCGCGGCCTCTACGCTAACCGCTATGCGATTGTGTCGATTGACTGCAACCAAGTTAACTCTGAAGAGTTGGTTAACTACCCACAATTTCAAGCCTACGCCAACTAAGGAGACGCTATGGCAAACGATGAGAATGATATCTTTGATGATGAGCCTAGCCTAGAAGAACTTCTGGATTTAGGTTTAATCTCTGAAGACCTATACGACGACCTAACAGATGAGGATGACTTTGATGAAGAAGATGACTGATACAGGCAAGATTAAAAAAGTCATGAAAGAGTACAACGAAGGTAAGTTACACTCAGGGTCTAAAAAGGGTCCAGTCGTTAAGTCTAAGAAGCAAGCAGTAGCAATCGCCCTATCCGAACAACGAAAGAAATCAGGTAAGTAAAATGGCTAAAGAAGCAAACCTAGGTACAGGATCTCGTTTTAAAAAAGTTGCAGAAGAGGCTAAGAAGTCTGGCGCTAAGAACCCTGCTGCAGTTGCTGCGGCTGCTGGCATGAAGAAGTACGGCGTTAAGAAGATGGAGAAGATGGCACAGGCTGGAAAGAAAAAGTAAATGGCCAAGAAGAAAGAAAACCCAGCATTCGTTGAAGCAGGCGGCAAAGGTCACCGTGTCTACAAGCGCAAAGACGGGGACGTCATTGTTGACCATGTAGGTAAGAACAACGGTAAATGGGACAAGATTGACCTAACCGATAAGGCTGGAGTCAAGACTGTTAAGCAAGGTGTCCTCTCTGTAAAGCAATGGCATAAGTCCCATGGCAAACACGGAAAGTAATAAACCTAAAGAGGAAAAGCCAGAACCACCTGCAACATTAACCATCGGTGTTCCTGGCAAAGCGCCCCGCTCTACCCACAAGGTCTATAAAGACAAGATGGGTAATGTGATGATTGACCATACGCATCATCGCAAAGGTACGAGTGCTACTCATAACTTGACAGAGAAAAAAGGTATTACCTCTGTAAAGCAGGGTGTGACTGCTTTTAAGACTTATCACAAGAAAAAGGGAATGTAATGTCTAAATCACCTGCATGGACTCGTAAAGAAGGACAGGACCCAGAGGGCGGCCTAAATGCTAAGGGGCGGGCTTCTGCTAAAAAAGAAGGTCATAACCTTAAGGCTCCTGTGTCTAAAGAGCAAGCAGCGAAGTCTCCAAAGTCTGCGGCTCGACGCAAGTCTTTCTGTGCCAGAATGGAAGGAATGAAAGACAAGAACACCTCTTCCAAAACGGCGAAAGATCCAAACAGTCGTATTAACAAGTCCATACGTAAGTGGGACTGCTAGTGGCAAGTAAGCCAATCTGGGAGAAGAAGAACCCAAGAAAGAAGTCCACTCCTCTGTCTTCTGGACAGAAGGCGTCGGCTAAGGCTCGCGCTGAAAAGGCGGGTCGCCCCTACCCAAACGCTGTCGATAATATTTGGGCAGCAAAACAATCGAAAGGCAAATAACTATGTGCATGTCATGTGGATGTGGAAAGAAGAAGGGCGAAGCAGGATACGGCAAAGGCCCAAAGGCTGGTTCTAAGAAAGCCTCTGCTAAGCCAATGGCTTCAATGAAGAAAATGGGCAAGAAGAAGTAAATGGCTCATAAAGATTCTAAATGGGAAAAGGGCATGACCCCAGCCCAGAAGAAGAAGTTCGAAAAGGAAGATGCCAAGAACGATAAAGCCTTGGCTAAAAAGATTAAATCCAAAAAGAAGTAAGACTTAGCCCTGAGAAATCAGGGCTTTTTCTTTACCCTTATACCAACGGAACACCGCGCTGGTGTCCGCCACAGTTCCCACTGGTTGCGATAAAGGGGTTTAGATATGGCACATCGTGCTTGGTATGAAGAGGCTGCTGAGATTAACAATCAGCATGAACGCGAGAACTTCATTCGCGGTGTCTTCGGTTTCCGTCCAAAAGAGAAACAACCTGTTTTCGCTGCTCTTATCGCTGGGTATGTCGCTGGCAAAGTAGCATCGAAAGCGATGAAGCGGAAGTGAAGTCTAAGACCCAACGCGCCGTGCACGTTTCTGCACACGAGACCACACGCTACATGTCTGCCCAACTACGTTCTGAGGCAAGGGCTGCAGGTTGGCCCGACAACATTGTCAGTGGACTTCATGTTAAATACCACCCTGAAAAAGGGTTTACTACTCATGTACACCCTTCCTACCACGCGCAAGCGTTAGACCTAGAGTATGGCACCCCAGGACAACAGCCCACCTACGCTCTTCGACGCTTCGCTAACCGTGACAGCGACCGCGCTGAAGCAGAGTCCTTTCTTTTAGGACGACTTTCTGAGCACTTAGGGGGTAAGTTCTTTTGACATTTTTACTATCTGAAGATGCTGCTCTTCGCAATCTTTTAACAGGCATGACTGTAACTGACCAGAAATCAGACGCAGGAGGAACTGCGACCCGCAATGTTGGCGTGTGGTTTGGGCAACCCGATGAACAGATTAGACAGCAAGAATACCCATACATAACCATTGACATGGTGGACATCGCTGAAGCCTTTGAGCGCTCTATGCGTGGAAAAGTAAAGCCTGCGTATTACGATGACCCAGCCATTGCAGGTGACGGAACCACGGCTTATAACCCAGATGTTAACAACTGGGAAATAGATATGCCTATCCCAGTAAACATTGACTACCAAGTTACAACCTATGCACGTCAACCGCGCCATGATCGAGAGATGTTAGCAGAGTTGATGTTCAACCGTTTGCCCCTTCGTATGGGAGCAATAGAACTTGACGACAACACGGTACGTCGTCTTGACGTTCTGGATGTTTCTAAAAGAGACATTTCAGAAGCAGGAAAGCGGTTATTCGTAAACGCTTTCACAGTGCGTATCTCAAGTGAGATCGCACCTGCAGAATACTCAGCCTTGTACAAGGCACTACAAGTCGGACTCACTGGCTATTCTGATCTGGTTGAAGGAGGAACACAACCAATCTTTACAGCCATTACCAGTAAAACTATTTCGGGTTAAATCGGAACCTATCCAAAACTAGTTAGGAGAAAGAATGACTTACGGTCGTCCTGGAGTGTACCTTTCAGAGACACTCCTACCTGCACCACTGCCACAAGGCCCTTCAGCAAACGCTGCAGGTGCGGTTGTTGCACCTCTACCTCAAGGTCCAGAAACAGTGACTTATATCACTTCTTGGTACCAATTCACAAGCATCTTTGGTGGATACAACGCTGCGTATCCAGCAACATTTGCTATCGCAACCTTCTTCAACAACGGTGGTCGCGAACTCTATGTAAAGCGCATCATGCACTCAGACGCTGCTGCTGCGACTGTGAACGTTGTTACATCTGCTTCTGCAACGGTTGCTACTATTACAGCAAAAAGCCGTGGAGCCGCTGCTAACAACTACTATGTAAATCTAAGTGCTGGAACAGTTTCTGGAACTTACACATTGGCTTTGTATAACACAGTGTCTACTGGAAACGTTCTTCTTGAGCAGTACCAGAATATTCAGTTTGCTGATTCCACTCAGTCTGATTACGCAGAGACCGTTATTAACAACGTTTCTTCGTATATTACGATCAGCGCAACAGCCTCTGGTACTCCTGTTATCTCTGCACCTTACCCACTAGCAAGTGGATCAGATGGAAGCACGGTAGTGTCAACAGACTACACCTCATACGCTTCAACAGGAAGTACTGTATGGCATGCTTTTGATTCATTGAACCGTGCTCTTGTTACCTTTACACCAAACCTATTTTTAACCTTGGCTTCAGGAGAAGTAGACGTTATTACTGATGCTATCTCATGGTCGGCAAATAACGACGCGTTTTATGTGTCAGAGACTGCTTCTGGTTTAACTGTAGACGGTGTAATCGAGTTCGCACAGTCACTAACGGCTTCAAGCAATACTGCTGTTTACTATCCTAATATTTACATTTCAGACCCAGTAGGACGCAGTAACAGTGCTCTTCGTTTAGTAGGACCTTCCGCAGCGGTTGCTGGTTTATATCTTGCAACTGATGCTTCAAAGGGAGTGTTTAAGGCTCCAGCAGGACTTAGTGCATCTCTTTCAGGTGTTATCTCTGTAGAGCGTTCATTCTCATCAACAGATCTTGACAACTTGAATCTAGGCCTTCCTTCAGGAGGAACTGGCTCGGTTGCTCCAGTAAACCCAATTCGTCAGGTACCTGGTGCTGGACTAGTTGTAATGGGCGCTCGTACTCTTAAACAAGATGGCACAGCAAACCGCTATGTAAACATGCGTCGTTCTCTTATCTACATTGAAAAGAGCATCGATGCTATTGCTGAAAACGCACTGTTTGAGAACAACGACGACAAACTATGGGCGCGTTTGTCTGGTGCAATTAGCACCTTCTTAAATGGGTATCGCAACCAAGGTGGATTGGCTGGAGCAACTCCAGGCTCTTCTTACTACGTTCTTTGCGATGCAACAAACAACACCTCAGCATCAATTCAAAACGGTATTGTCAACATCCAAGTTGGTGTAGCGCTTGAGTATCCTGCTGAGTTTGTCGTTATTAACATCAACCAGATGATCGCATCCTAATCCGAAGGGGATAAACAATGGCAACAATCCAAAATAACCGATCAAGTCTTGCGACTGATCCATTACGTAACTTTAGATATCTAGTTACGTTCATCCCACAAGCAAACGCTTCAGCAGCGGTAACTGCTGTGGGCGCACCTCCGATCTCATTCGGATTTACATCGGTATCAGGAATGTCTGTAACAACAGACTCTATTCCTTACCGTGAAGGTGGCTACAACACCACCGTTCACCAAATTCCTGGTCAAACAACTTTCTCACCTATCACCCTACAACGTGGTGTGATTCTTGGAACTTCAGTTAACTGGGATTGGATGCGCAACTTGTTTGCAACAGTACAAGGTGGTGGAAGCACACTTTCTGCAACTGCTAACTTTCGTTGCGATCTTCGCATCGATGTTTTGCAACACCCTATTTCAAGTGCTGAAACAGTAAGTGATGCTTCTGGCCTATCAACTGGTGCGGGTGCTGCTGCTGCTGCTTCAAAAGATGTAATTGCTCAAAGTTTTTATATCTATAATGCATGGCCTACATCCATTTCATACTCAGACCTAAATGCTGGCGACAACGCTCTTCTTGTAGAGCAGATGTCTCTTGTTCATGAGGGTATCGATATTGCATGGGGCACAACCTATGGAACATCAGTAAACGTAAACACATTCAACGGATAATCAACTAAAGGATAACAATGACTAACACAATTTCGGCAGCGGCTAATCCCGCATTGGCAAACAACCTGCTTAATGAGGCATTCAATGAGGGTCCTACGGAACCAGTTGAGGCCACCATTGTTCCACCTTCGGATACTACGGTCCAACTTCCTGGAGGCTACATAACAGCCTCTGGGGAGTTGCTCCGCACAGCAGAGGTTCGTGAACTGACGGGTAAAGATGAAGAGGCGATCTCCAAAGCATCAAGCGTTGGTAAGGCTCTTCTAACCATTTTAGACCGTGGGCTTGTTTCTGTGGGAGATGCCAAGGCTTCAGAATCTGCGCTTAACTTTATGTTGGCCGCAGACCGAGAGACCATTCTTCTCGGTATCTTAAAGGTAACTTTTGGAAAAACTGCAGATATCCCAACTTACTGTTCTGGTTGCAATGACTTTAAAACAGTTTCTGTAGACCTAGACGAAGACATCAAAATCAAGATGTTGGCAAACCCAATTGAAGATCGCGTGTTTATGGTTGAAGGTAAAAAAGGACCTATTAAAGTACAACTACCTACAGGTCTTGCTCAAAAAGAACTTATTAACAATGCTGATAAAACAGCAGCAGAGTTAAACACTATTCTTCTAGAAAAGACAGTCCTTGAGATTAACGGAGCGCCTGTCTACAACAAGATCCAAGTTCAAAACTTGGGAGTTGTTGATCGTAAAAAGATCCTTGAAGAGATCTCACTACGATCTCCTGGTCCACAGTTTAACGATATTCAATTGCCTTGCCCTGACTGTGAAGGTGAGGTAACGGTATCCATTAATTTGGGCACCTTGTTTCAATTCTAGTTTAAAGGCTTACATAGAGATCTTTGCAGAATGGGCTGCGATCTCTGAGTTATACCCCAACTGGAACCTTACGGAGATTAAAGAGATGTCTCCTAGAGAACGTAAGAACTGGTTAGAACTTATTAAGGCTCGATACGGAAGGAGTTAACAGTGGCGTCAGTTAACCCTGTTACAAGCGTTAAATCCCTCAACGATGCGTTGAAGGATACTTTGACGACCCTTAACTCCATCAACCAATCCATCAAGGACATCACTGCCCAAGCAAACGACGCTACATCCACGATGAAGGGTGCCATCAGCAAAGGTGGTCAAAAGGGCAACGGTAAGACTAACCGACAAACTCTTGGTACAGACACTGCTAGTTTCTCCACTGCTGGAACTGGGGTAAGTAACGGTGGAACACACGTCCCTAGCATCATCGATGCGGGTGCTCCAGCCTCCGCCTTTCAACAAGCAGTTGCTAGTAACACTTCTATGCCTAGCCAATCATCTATGGGGATTGGCCAGATCGTTTCTGGAGCGGGGCAAATTGTTGGTGGAATTGTAGGAGGAGTTGCTGCCCTTGCACCTGACCTGGGTTCCACCGTATCTCGTGCTGGTAGTTATTACACCAGTTCTCAGTATTCTCCAACTGGACTTGGCTACACACAATTACAGCAGTCTAGCCTTTCTGCAATCAACGGAAAGTTTGGTTACGGAATATCTGGTATGGGGGACGATGCGGCAGCGGCTGCACAACTCGTTCAGGGATATGGGTATGCTCCAGGAAGTGCCGCTTACCTTGCAGCCATGGGAGAAATTGGCGGAGCATCTCGACTTCTTAACATGAACAACGCTACCGCCGCTCAAGCCATTGGCGGTTTACAAACAGGTGCTATGGGAGCCAACCTGTACCAGTATGGTATTAATCAATTTGGTCCAAATGGTCAACCTGCCTCTGAAACAAGCATTGCCACCCAACTTTACAAACGCATCTTTCAACACGGCGCTACTGCTAGTCAAGTACAGATGTCTCTTCAGTATGGACTTGCAGGCGCCGATCTAAACGCAATGGGTTTTAGTTCTGATCAACAAGACCTATTTAGAAAGCAATTCTTGCAAATTGCTAGTGGTCAAAATCCAGACCTTGCCTCAGCATCTGGTGTAGGAAACCCAACAAAAGCAACTCAGCAAATTACATCTTCTCAAACTGCAGTAGAGCAGGCTGGTCAAAAAGCGATGATTCAAGGGTATCAAGATGCCGCAAATGTAATCACCGCAGTAAACAAAAAGTTAATTCAATTTGGAAGTGTTCTTGACGCTGTTTCTAAAGTAAAAGGATTTACTCAAGGAATGGGTACGTCTAACGTCGGTAAGGCTGCAACTTCTGTTATTGGTGGAATAGTCCACGGTGTTGGATCTATCCTTGAAGGTGCGGGGGCTTTAGTATTATCAGGATTAGAACATGGTATAGGTGGTGGTAACTCTGGCTTTGGTGCAGCAGTTGGCGGAGAAGTAGTAGCACAAAATGCCGTTGCTAATAATGCTGTTTCACCTATTAAAGGAATGTCACCAACAGTTGCTTACGGAGCCACAGGTTCTGATTTGTGGAACACACCTTCAGGTAACAACCACAAAGGTCAAGACTACGCTGTTCCGATTGGAACACCTGTTCAAGCCGTTGCTCCTGGAGTTGTGTTCGATGATAATCCTGGTTTTGAATACGGAACTACAGTTCAAATTGACCATCGTAACGGGTACACAACTTTGTATGGTCACCTAAGCAGCAAGAGCGTTAAAATCGGTGACAACGTCAGTGCCAAGCAAATCATTGCTAAATCAGGTGAGTCAGGAAACGTTACGGGTCCCCACTTGCACTTCGAGGTTCGTAAAGGTAAAAACAACCCTGTAGACCCATCTGTCCTTCTTGGTAGTAACTTCATGAGCGTGGGTATGGTTTCTGGAACACAAGAACTTACCTACGGAACTATCCTTGGAACAGGTAGCCAACAGGCTTGGGCTAAAGACTTCTTGACCAAAATGGGTGATCCTGTTACATCTTCAAACATGAAGGCTGTAACAACGTGGATGGCGTATGAAGGTGGCCAGTGGAATAACTCTGCTCACTATAACCCAATAAACACCACTCTTGATGAAACTGGGGCTACCAACATTAACTCTGCTGGTGTTAAATCCTACGTCTCTTATTCTCAAGGATTAAATGCCACTATCAGCACTCTTAATGAGAACCAACGAGGATACTCTGCTATCCGTGAAGCCCTCAAAAAGGGTAACAGTACTGCAGCAGTACTAAGTGCAATTAACGGATCTGCGTGGGGAACTCACATTCCATCAAGTGCAGGTGGCGGTAACTCTGGTTACGGTGCTTCGATGCCTGCAACTACCACGTCCACTATGAGCGGAAGTGCTGTAGGCACTGCAAGTAACTCGGCTGGTAGTACCAACAACATTACAATCAACGTAAGTGTTGCTCAAGCCTCAGAAGCAGAAGCGGTTAACCTTGCTAAGAGAGTTAAAACATTACTCGCAGATAACAACTCGTTATCTATTGCAGGAAGGTCATAATGGCTACTCCATCGTCTGGTAAAAGAACAAGTCAAAGTCAAGCGCAGTTTGCGGCGTCAGTTGTTAAATCAGCAAACGAACTTAAGAGTGGAAAACTGCAAAAACAAGCAGCGTTGGCACAACAACCTATTGCTCAACTTCAAACTAACCTAACGTCTATTCAAACAGAATTAAAAAACTATGTAAAAACTCAATGGAGTCCTGCTCAAAAAACATGGATTACTGCGCAAAATGCCTATAAACCATACCAACAAAATCCATCTCATTACACCTCTGATCAACTTCTTGCTGCATCTAACACTTATAACAAGGCACTTGCAACATGGACTAATATCGATCAAGGAAAGACGAATCTTGAAACAAGCGCTAAGGATGTTTCTGCTCTATTAACAAAGCAACAGGCTAATTACAATAGTATTGAAGCACAAATCGCTAAAGACAAGATACTTGCTGCAGGAGGTACACCTCCTCCTACAACTAGCACTGGTGGATCTAACGCAGGTGGTTCAGGTCTTAACAAAACCAAGAAAGCACCTCCAGCACAACCTTACGTGTACAACGCTCCTATGGTTAAGACTGCTTATTTTGGTCCTCTTGGACCCCAGATTGCTTCTGCAGGAAACAGCATACTTGTAACCACACCTCCAAAAGATGTTGGGTCTTTTCAATGGACTGGAAAAGGTGCCATTCAAATGAGCCAAACAACTCTTCAAAGTTTGGCAACATCAAACCCAACTACTCAAGCAACTACCGCTTCAAATGCTAAGAATGTATTTAAAGCAGATAAAAATGCTTATGGGTTTAAGTTTTTATACAACCCAACATCTATATCTATGTCCTGGGGACTTGTAGACTCTTTCTCACCACCATACGAAGCAACTGGTCAAGACCCTGCCTCTGCTGTTGGTTCAGGTTTGATGGCAAGTACAGTTAGTTTTTCTCTCATGTTGAACCGTATCGGTGACATGAGTGTGCTTGCTCCTAGTGGGCAGTACGTTGTACAGCCCGTTTCTCAGTCTGAAGTAGAAGTGAACTTAAAAGAAAGAAATGTAAATGGTGTTCCATCGTTGGTTTTTGATGGTCCAAACCATACGGACATATATCCATTTCCAGTATCCCTTGAAGACCGACAGTTGATTTATAAAAAAGGAACCATGTACGACCTTGAATACTTTTTTAAGGCTACAGGTGGATACGACGCAACTTACATGTCTACCCTTAATGGACCTACTGCTGACTACGGTTGGCTACAGCCAATTCCAGTAGAACTCCATCTTGGAGATGGCATGCGTTACTTGGTTCGTATCAATAGCCTTGATGTTCAACACATTATGTTTAATGAACGAATGGTGCCTATCCTTACCCAAGTTGATATTTCTTGCACCAGATACATCGACAACGCAGCCTTTACAAACGGAAGTTAAAGGAGATATAAATGATATTCTCAGATAGCCGTTATGCCCCTAGTGCAGGCAGTACGTTGGTTTTTAAAGCCTGGAATGCTAACAAGCAACAATACGACGCTACCGTTTTTAGAAACTGGCCTACCTACTCAGAAAACTTTAGCATCTACCAATGGGTAGAAGATGATCGTTTAGACAACATCTCATTAAAGTTTTTAGGTGACCCTACCCTTTGGTGGCAGATTTTAGACATTAACCCAGAGATTGTTAACCCCATTAATATCCAACCTGGAACACTTTTGAGGATCCCAAATGCTTGATCCAGAACGCCAGTTAAAGTACGGTAACTCTTTTACCTGCAGTTTTCCTGATTACCCTAACTTTACTACGAAGCCTAGGTCTGCAGTTTTGTACCAAGAGATGGGTAGTCATGATATCTTAAGAATGACGTTCCAATACTCAAGTGCATTTTTAATTAAAACATTGACTACGGGTACCCCTGTCCAGTTTACCTGGAGCAATGACAAGGTAAGCAAAACCTTTTACGGATATGTATCTCATGTTACATACCCAGTCTCACAAATTTTAAATAGAACAGTAACTATCGAGTGCACAGGTGCATCATACCCTCTAAAGGATAAAGAGTCTAAGATTTGGACCAACAGCACGGCAGATGAGATTGCTATTGATATTGCAAAAAAGTTTAATCTTAACCCGATAGTAACTCCAAGCAATATACGATACGGTCAACAGTCTTTAGCAGGACACTCTTATTTTGAAAAGTTAAATGAGTTAGCCGACCGTATTGGCTACGCTTTTCAGGTACTAAACACTGATCTTCACTTTCATCCTATTGACAAAATGATTGATCAGTTCATGACGTCTATTCCTGTAATGTCTTTTAAAGACCCATTTACTAATAACAACGCGCATACTTACGTTCAGACCCTTAACTCATTTACTTCAAAACTTGGAGACTATGTTGAGTCTGACAAAAACAACAGATCTACAAAAGTAGTTGCAGGTGTTGACCCTATAACCTCTACACCCTACACGGCTACCTCTTCCCCCAACAAGGTAGGGCAGTCCTTAAGGCAAACTACAAAAGACCCGTTGTTCTCTCAGATAGAAGCGGGGACTGTTGCAAACAGTTCTGCTATGGCTAAGTCTTTATCAGATGCTAAAGCCCAGTTATCCAGACTTGCTATCCCAGGAATGGGAGAAGGTCAAGGCGATCCTCGCATATCTCCTTGGGGCACTGTTGAAATTAGAGGGACAGGCTCTTCTTCGGATGGATACTGGATTGTTAAAAGTGCAGAGCATTCCATAGACCTCAATGGTAAATACCAAGTAAGTTTTACCTGCGCAACAGACGGCATAAACTCAAACCAACCATCTGTAACTCGACCAGTTAATGCAGGCATCACGTCTGCGATAAATGTAGCAAGTTCTATTAGTACAGCCTCAAATGTCAAGCCTAAACCTACTAAACTTAGTTCTACAGCAGCAATGCTAAGCCAATCAAACACAGGTTTCAAAATTCTTCCTAGAAGGTGGGTAAGTAACTAATGGCTATTATGCTTTCAGAGTCAGCAATTGCTCTTCCGTTTTCTATTGATGTTTCTGGAAAAGTGGCTGTAGCAAACACTCAGACAAAGATTTGGGAAGACAGAGTTCTATCTGTCCTGGGAACTACTGTTAGAGAAAGGCTTCTTCTACCTAATTTTGGTACCTTGATTCCTTACGCACTTTTTGAGAACTCTGACAGTGCTGAGGCAGAGGTAAAAGCAGAAGTGACTAAGGCATTTGCTTTATTTTTAAGCGCACTAACAGTACAAAGCATTGATGTGGCTTTTGATTACACCTCTGGATCAATAAACATATCGGTTGTTTACACTCTGCCAAACAGCACTTCAACAACTACAACCCTAGGAATTATTGCACTATCAGGTTCTAATCCAAGTTATGAGGTAACACTATGACAACACAACAAAACGTCCCAGTATCAAGTATCCCTACTTCTATCGATTACTTGTCGCGTGATTTTACCTCTATTAGAAGCGACCTGATCTCTGTCATTCAGAACCGCCTACCTAACTGGGCTGCAACTGATCCTTCTGATTTTGGGTTGGCTTTAGTAGAAGCATTTGCTTATGTAGGAGACGTTATCTCTTACTACATTGACCGAAGTGCTAATGAGTCATCTATCCTTACAGCCACCCAACGACAGAGCATCCTGAACATCTCTCAAATTTACGGGTATCAAACCTCTGGCTACAGACCAGCCTACACAGACGTTACGTTTACTAACTCGTCTGGATCAGACATTACTATTCCTGGCGGAACCGTTGTTTCTGGACAGGTGTCAGTAAGTGGAAGTGTAGAGACTGTTTACTTTTCTACGATTGCTGATGTCACCGTTCCCGCTGGTTCCAGCGCAGATTCTGCTGTCTCTTCAGGCCAAACCGTAGACCTAGTATCAAGTTATGCTATCGCTAATTACGGAGAGTTAGTTGGTACATCTGATGGTACTCCTAATCAGTCCTTTGCTTTCTTACAGTCACCTGTAGTAGATGGATCGACTACCATATACATTCAAGACGGAGATGTTTACTCTCAATGGACTCAAGTAACACACTTAACTGACTACGGTCCAAACGATCTTGTCTACACGCTGTCTACCGATGAGAACAACTTAGTCTCAGTTAACTTTGGAGATGGAGTTGCAGGATCTATCCCTGTAACTTACTCAGAAGTACGAGCGATGTACAGCGTAGGTGGTGGATCAATAACCAACGTTAATCCTGGAGTATTGACTACTATTACATACGTACCTGGATTGTCTGATTCTCAAACAACTGCTCTTCAATCCAGTGTAACTGTTACTAATAACAGTAACGCTTTTGGAGGAGACGACCCAGAGACAAACGATTCAATTCGTCAAGGTGCCCCTGCAACTTTACGGGCTGGAAACCGTGCCATTACTACTAGTGATTTTAGTGACCTTGCTTTAACAGTTACAAACTGTGGAAAAGCAAACGCAGTTGCTGAAGCATGGACCTCTGTAACCTTGTACGTAGCACCTGTTCGTCAACCTGGGACTATTGATATACAACCAGGTCTAGATAACAACGGCTCTGAAACAACTGAGTTTACAACGCTTCAATCTAATATCACTACATTTTTAGCAGACAAAACTTTAATAGGAACTAACCTAACAATTCAACCACCAGTTTATGTAGACCTTGTGTTAGGTATAAGTTACGTCTTGTATCCTTCTGCTGTCGATGCTACAGCACAAACCAACATTCTCAACACTTTGTTGTCTGCTTTTAACTACGTTGGTATGAACTTTGGGGACACCATCTATCCTTCAGATGTTTCTCAACTCATCGTGAACAACGTTCCAGAAGTTAGAACGGCAACAGTAACCACGTTCTACCGTGCAAACATCAGCGCAACTAGAGTTACAGGCTCTGGAACAGCAATGACTTATACAACGTCTACTAACCACGGACTTTCGGTTGGTAGCGTGGTAACAATTACTGGTTTCTCAACCTCTGGGTACAACGTCACTAACGCCACAGTTACTGCGGTAGGTGGTTTGAATTCCTTCACTGTTGCTGGAACTACCACTTCGGCAACTACTGGAACAGGAACTGTTACAGGGTACGGAACGCAACAGGGTGCCCCATACGAAATTTTTAGACTACAACAATCTAACATCACACTTTAAAGATGAATGATATAAAAAGATTTCATGGTATGTACCGTGGCGTTGTCAAAAACAACGTTGATCCAGAGAGCCAAAGAAGGCTTCAAGTATCCGTACCCCAAGTAACGGGGTCGGAAACTACTGACTGGGTATGGCCTGTAGATCCAGCAGGCGTGCACACCGCAGTTCCAGTGGTAGGTCAGGGAGTTTGGGTCTCCTACATTGGAGGAGACCCCGAGCACCCTATTTGGCACGGGTCTTTTGGAAAAAACCAAGGAAACAATAAGGCCGTTTACTTACAACCACTAAGTAACTCTGTTTCATTATCTGGATACACCGACGTAATCACAGTTACGTCAAAAGCAGACGGAACACAAGAACTTGATTTAACAAGCAGTTTGATCGGTATAGCAAAAGGTGCACTGAGGTTTGTAGCGTCACCACCTGCACACAAGACTTCTACAGGTACTAAAGGAGACTTTGCTGTAGGCACGGTTTCTGGTACAACCTATGTTTATTTCTGTATCGCGACTAACTCATGGGTTCGCATCGGAACAGACAGCAGTAGTTGGTAGTAGTTCAGCCAGTAATTGAGAGGCAAAACCCCGAAAATAGGGACTTAAGATAGAAAGGACGTTTCGTGACAGCGTACTACCCATCGAACATACGCAATAACTTCAGCGTCAAACAGAACTTCATTAACACTGTAGAAAACATAGACGTCAATGATCTTCAAGACGAGATTACTGCGGTAGAAACTTACCTAGGTGCTAACCCGCACATCAGTGCAGGTTGGTCTGGCTCTTTTACGACCAGCACCACCACCTGGGCAAGTCTTGCTGCCCGTGTCCAAAACATTGAGTACGGCCTAAACAACGCCCTTACTGGAACGGTAGCCGCTTCTGGTCTTACAGGCACTACCCTGAGTTCCACAGTTGTTACTTCTAGCCTTACCAGTGTTGGTACCTTAACCAGCCTAACTGTTTCTGGCTCTATCACAGGAGAAGGCTCTGGAATTACTAATTTAGAAAGGTCTTCACTTGGAGTCTTGAACTTGATGGGGGCGTTGTAAATCTAAATGGCTCAATACGGCAATGCCATATATGGTCTAAGTACTTACGGATCAACTCCAGCCTCAACGCTGTCAGTTTCTCCGATGACTACCCTTGTCGTAAATTACACTCAGTGTTACGTTTACTGGAATGTACCAGGGGGAGAATACTCTCAAGCACGCCTTGTTCGTAACCAAAACGCTTTTTCAGAAAACCAGGAGGACGGCGTCACAGTTTGGTCTCAGGTAACCTCTAGTGTTACTAAGACAGCCTTCAATGACGGAGGGGGTATCGAGGATACCTCTGGTGTAGCAATCGTTCCTGGTAAGCCTATTTATTACACCATGTTCTTGCTTGACTCAGATAACGAGTGGGTAAACGCTGGAAGCGTTCAAGACATCATTCCTTCAGACCACGGTATGCAAGATGCCATCATAAATTATTTACCTAGAGTTTTTACTAGTGCAGAGCAAAGTCCTCTTGCTGAGGTCGATAAAACTTCAGACCTATACCAGTTCTTAAGTTCTGCAGGTTTTATTATTGATGAATTACTTACATCTGTCGATCTTCTTCAACCAAATGCGACTCTAACTAACACACCTGTATCTTTGTTACCTATTGAAAGCAGTAACTACGGACAAACACCTGAAGTAAGTTTGCCCTATAAAAACCAAAAGAAACTTGTTAGAGATGCAATCTACACGTATACAGTTAAAGGGACCAGCAATGGTCTTCAAACATACGTTCAGGATCTTACTGGATATCCAGCAACTATCACTCCTTCTTTAAATGCCATGCTGTCAGTTCAAGACAACACGTTTTATAAAGGAACTGGTAACTGGGTAGCAACTGGTGGGACCATTACGTCTTCAACCGATATTACTCCTCCAGTTGTATCAAATGCTGTTGACACAACTTACACTTGCAAGATCGTAGCATCAGGTGCTGGACACATGAGTCTTGGAAATGACTTCCCTATTACTCGCGGTATCTCAATCGACAATTACGTGGGCTCTCCTGATGTCACCATGAGTGTTCAAATTTACTCAGCCAGTAGCGCTGGAACTATAACTCCCTCTATCACTACTTATGATGGTTATGGAAACCTTATCGGAACAACAACAGGTACAGCACACAATGCTACAAGTACTTGGTCCAATGTAAGCCTTACTGCCACCCCATCAAGTTATGCTACCTCTGCAGTCTTATCTGCAACTGGTGCGGGTGGTTACGTTACATACACAACACCTTCTGCTCACGGAATCTTTGCAGGTAATACCGTGACTATTACAGGTTTAGATATCACAGCCTTTAATGGAACTGACCTTACTGTTACTTCGGTACCTACACCTACAACCTTTGTTATTGCTAACTCAACAACAGGAACAACTAGTACACCTGGATATGTAACAAACAACTCTGATGATGCCGACTACGTAGGTATCACTCTTGCATGGTCTGCTGCTGGTACCTACTACGTAGACATGGTTTGCTTAGAACAAGGTGATTCAATCACATACGATGATGCGGTTACTACAGAGGTGTTTCTATACCCAAATAAAACTAACTACATACACAACCCTTCTTTTGAAGTAAACGTTACAGACTCTTGGACACTTAATGGGTCTGCGACCGCATCTCAAGCAACGTCTGTTCCTGACACAATCCTTGCAGGAACTCACAGTGCAAAAATCATTGGCACAGGGTCATGGACATACAAGCCCAACTCTGTAACTTTGACTTCTGGACAATACGGCCAATACTTCAACGCTTCTCTTTATCTTGAGAACACAGCGCCTGTAACACTTACTCTTGAAACGCTTAATGGAAGCACAGTGGTCGATACCAACAGCGTTACAATTCCAATCTCAAGTTCTTTTGAGCGCTCTAATGTTTATTTACTTGTACCACCAAACTCCACAGGAACCACACTCCAGATGAAGATCAGTGGCTCTACGGGAACGTTCTACATTGACGGAGTACAGTTGGAGCAGACCTACTCTCCTACTGACTACTTTGACGGATCTCTTCCAGAGTCTTTTGGCGCTGTTTGGGGAGGAACGGTGAACAACTCCCCGTCTTACGTCTATTACAGCAAGGCTCTTAAGATGACACGCCTAGCCAACACGCTCAATAACTGGGTTCCTATGAACTCGTTTTGGCGAATTCGATCCTATGAAGGAGTGGGGTACACCAGCCTGACCGTGTAGTATGCGGGCCATGGTTAACCTACTCATATCAATAGCCGTCACAGGCATAGCAGTACCTTACGTTGTTGAGTTCCTAGGTCTTCTATCTTTTGATTACTTTGGAACTAACTTTGGTCAAAAGTATTTGACTCTACCGTTAAGTTTTGGTGGCCTCTACTCACTTGGGTATTGGGATAAACAACTTATCGTTGCTGTTCCAGCATCTACATTTGTCTCAGTAGTCATTATCAAGTGGCTTAATAAACCTACAACAGTCCCTCAAGCACCTCGCCGCCGTCTACCGCAGATGCCGACGTTGCCATGAGTGACATGACACGTATAAACATAGTTTCATTTAAAGACGTAGATGTTTCTGCTGCAGTTGCAGATCTGGTAACCATGTTTCCAGAGCCACTGATTGTCTTTGCAATGAACGACAACTTGACGTTTTATGACAGCGTCATGAAGGTCATCAATGAGCACAAGGTTAAGTACCACGCTTACTATTCTTCGGCTCTTGAACTTCCAGAAGTGACAAATGAGTTAGGGACATTTACTAGCGCAGTAGATCCAACTAAGGAAGTCATCAAGCAAGTTGAGGCACACGACATCTTTGCGATCGCATGGGATGATTCTCTGGAATGCCACGAAGCCTTGCACTCTGTAGAGGACTATGGGGTAGACGCTTGGAACATTATGGGAGAACTTGAACTCATCATTGTGGATGACGGGGACGAAGATCCTGAAGAGGCATTGTTGGAGGTTATCCAAGATGCCATGGGCGACATTGTCGAACTGATGGGGTCGTATGTAGCCGCCAAGGTCATGAGGGTTCTCCGTGAGACTGCTGAGAGCATGGAAGAAGAGGCTTGGATCAATCACATCCTAGACGAGGACGGCGAGGACGACGAGGACTTCGACGAATGATCATTCCAGAGGGCGCGTTCACATCCGATCTCAGCGATTTTGCCGTCAGGCTTCTTGGTCTTATATGCCTTAAATCAGGCTCTGAAGGGGTCTACAAGGCTTCTGTAGCCGAAATACAGGGTTTGCTACCAAAAGCCAGCGACAGCACCGTTAGAAGGGCTATAAAGTCATTGGAGACTTCTGGCTACCTTGTGGTTCGCCGTACCAAGCGGGCTAACGGATACCTAGGCGTGAATGAATACCTGCCTGTCATGGGTGACAGACACCCTGTCACTGGTGACCGCACCTCACATGATAAGGTGACTATTAGTACACGTAGTAATACTGTAGATATGTCATTAGTACCTAATAACAAAACATATAATCAAATAAAAGATATTGGAAACCCAAAGGTTTCCGAGGAAGGACCCCTCGTACTTGTGAGAAAATATGAAGATGATGGAGACGATTTGGCAGGTTTTGGACTTGTCGAACCAAAAGCGTCCCCAGCGCAGAAGTTCTCGAAGAACGACCCTAAGACTCGGGGCAAGCGACCAGAGCACGAATGGACTCCCATGGATGTTGCATCTGAGTTCTCATTCCTCATCGGGCGTAAGTACCCACTTCTCCCAGGAACCGTTAAGGTCAGAGATCTCGCAGGAGCACTGAGCAAGTACCGCAGAGACTTCCACACAACCGCCGTCATTGAGTTAGAGTTGATGCGGTTGTTCATGGCAGACCCTGATAACTTCCGCGGAGTAGGCGACGACGGAGGTTTCCTCTACAAGAAGTACCTTGCATCCTTCAACCGCAACATGAACAAGGCTCGACAGAATCTTGGGCTTTCATCAGTTACCAGCAAAAAGTTTGACGAAACCCAACCAGTAGGTGCTACAGTCCAGCCCACTAAGTTAGTAGCCAGTGATGGCACAGAGTTTGATAGAACGATTGCAGGACGTGCCGCGTATAAGCGCTACGAAGACCGCCTAAAGGAGGCAAACAAAGATGGCTAAGAAGACAGACGTAACATGCAACATGAGTATTGTCCTAAACAGCGCAAGCGGTGGAGCATGGTTGCTTCACTGGTCAATTGGTGGCGCTGATGGTTTGAACTTTGGAGCATTCGAAGCGTACAAGAACGCATCAGCAGCAAAGCGTCGTGCCAAAGTGATCGTCAATGACTACACACCCCGTAAGTCAATTAAGTGGGTACCACTTGAAGGTAACGTTGATGGCGTTGCTAAGGTTGTATCTTTTACAGGTGAACTTAAGTACAAGCAGGATGTAGATGCTTTAGAAGCAATCCGTGAAGGATACCTAAACAAGTAACTATCTCTGAGGGGGGGTACAGCGTGAGACTAAAAAGAAAACCCGATCTATTAAGCCCTACGATTGAGCAGGCTTTGGCTAATCACAGGGCGCCATTTCCAACCACAGGATCCCTTCAAGGTGTGCAGGGCAGTACGCAGGGTATAAACCGAAACCCAATGAATGGTCTGACTGCTCCTGTGGGGGTTCAAGGATTACAACCTTCCCCTAACCGAGAGATTCCGTGGTCAACTCGTCAAAAGAAAGTTATCGATGAGTCACTACACATGGCTCGTAGTTTGGGATCTGAGGCCGTAAAAGCAGTAGCGGAATTAATGCAGGCAGACGCTATGGCTCAACAAGCAGCCGCTATGCTAGAGATCGCTACGCAGTTGTCATACATCGCAGATTACTTGGGAGGCAAGAGGTAGTGTACGACTTGAACAGTTTGTCACCGATGAAGCGCAACTGGTTGCTTCGTACGTCTAATATCCCTCGACGGTTTCTGGGACTAGAACCTTCAGATATAGTCGCTCACACAGGGGATTTCCCACGCCCAATTTCTGTCTGGGTAGACACAGTCCTTGAGGGAGACGTTATTAAAAGCATCGGTGGTCTGGGTACTACAGGTGTTGGCATGCTGTTTGATGGCGGTCCAGGTTTGGGCAAGACCACACACGCAGTAGTCGCTGCAATGGAGATCCTTCGTCGTATGCCAGATGACGATGCGGGTATAGCAAATCTCTTAAAGTTAAAGCAGAGTGACATCAGCATGTCTTGCCGACCAATACACTATTTAACTTATCCAGAGTTTCTTTCTTATAAGAAGTCTTCGTTCGACGCATCAGGCTCAGAGAAGCAGTCGCTCAACGACAAGTTGGATGGCTTACATGGTCGATCAGAGTTTGACTGGCTAAACGTTCGCATCCTTATCATCGACGACCTCGGCAAAGAGTACGGTTCCAAGTACGACGATGCTTCGTTTGATGAAATCTTGCGTATTAGATACGATCGTGCTTTGCCAACAATCGTTACAACAAATGTTAAACTTGAGGACTGGGAGACACGTTACTCTGAGGCGATGGCAAGTTTTGCCAACGAAGCGTTTATCCGTGTACCTATATTTGGGTCAGACTTAAGGGAGAAAGGATGAACGCAGTGACTACATGGCGCACTATTCAAGTGTTCATCTCTGCTGGTGGCGCTGGTGTCTTTGAAGTTGAAGTAGATACCGACACCAAAGACTTGCGTTGTAACTGTCCTGTGTGGGCTAAGGACGGATCATGCAAGCATGTTCGTTTTATTAACCAAAAAGGTAAGAACAACAAGGGTAGTTACTTTATTAGTATCCCCACAGAAGTTCCCGAAGAAGAACTTGAAGAAGCATTTGAAGATCCAAAGAAGTTTAGAGATCTCATCATCAAGTACAACACCATAGAGGTACTATGAAAAATGGTGACATCTCGAACGAAACGCCTCCTCGTATTATTGTCCATATTGACGTTGTGGCTAGTAGCGAAATGGTGGAGTCGAAAAAACTACTCAGGACAACTGAAGAGAAAAAGATAACAAAGTTAAACCCAGCGGCCTTGAGTCACTTGTGGAACTTGGGTAATAAGTTTGGGTTGTCGATTGAACTTGCTGCGTATGCAGACGGTCTTTGGACACAAGAACACTTAGATAATTTTATGGAGAGGCTAGACCGCAGAGGTGCTAATCCGTTTAACTATGCAGAACTCTATCCAGATATAGAGAACTTCATAGATGATTTACCATACAGGGCAAACTTTAAGGGCGTCATAGACATTCCTGGTAGAGTGGCTCGATATGGATCGTGGGGCGTAGAACTAAACAATTTGTAAGAGGGGCAGACGTGGACAACGAACAACGCTTAATAAGTAAGATCATTCGCGAACGTAACATCGTTCCAGCACTACAGCGCAAAGTAAACGCAGCGTGGTTCTTAGATCCCGATAACCGAAAGGTATGGGAACTAGTTGTACAGCATTACGCTGATTACAACGAGATACCTTCAGAGGTTGTTATCGCTGATAATTACCCAAACTATGTAGTCTTAGAAGAAGACAAGATTGCTGATAACGTCGAGTACATCCTCGACAAGATGGTCGCACTCCGTAAGGAGATGATCACTCGTAATGGCTTGGAAGCGTCTGTAGAGCAGATTCGCATCGGTGAATACGATGGCGCCCTCATCCAGATGGAAAAGACCATCACCCTTGTAAACGATCAAGGTGTATTAGGTACACATGAGTTAGACCTAAGTAAAGACACCGAAGAACGTTACAAAGAATACTTGAAGTTACAGAACGAAGAGTTCCTAGGTGTTCCAACTGGATTTGAAAAGATCGATGAAGCAACTGCTGGATTACAAGGTGGTCAATTGATCACTATCATTGCTCCACCAAAAACAGGTAAATCTCAGATTGCATTGAAGATGGCTATCAATGTTCACGAGCAAGGTAAAGTTCCCATGTTTCAATCTTTTGAGATGAACAACAAGGAACAGCAACAACGCCATGATTCTATTAGGTCAAATATCTCACACACTCGTTTGCGTCGAGGTAAGTTGACTTCAGCAGAGGACAAACGCTTTACAGACATGCTAGACCGCATGGAACAAATGCAGTCTTTTCATCTAGTAGATGCTGTGAACGGTCTTACTGTCTCTGCTCTATCGGCAAAGATCCAGCAGACTAATCCTGATGTAGTTTTTGTAGATGGTGTGTATTTGATGTTGGATGAGGTTTCTGGAGAGATGAACACTCCCCAAGCAATTACAAACATCACCCGCGCACTCAAGCGTTTAGCGCAGCGTATTGACAAGCCTATAATCATCACCACACAGACTCTCCTATGGAAGATGCGTGGTGGCAAAGTGACTGCAGACTCTATCGGTTACTCATCATCTTTCTTCCAAGACTCAGACGTAATCCTAGGCTTAGAACCAGTAGAAGAAGATGAAGAGGTGCGTAAGTTGCGCGTAGTAGCAAGCCGTAACTGCCCACCTACAGAGACTTCTATTACATGGTTGTGGGAAACAGGTTGCTTTCACGATGAGTCTGAGACAACTAAATGTACTTACTGTGCTTCTTGGATGTTAAACCGACCATGATTGATTACGAGAAGGTTATTGTAGGTCTAGACCTCAAGTTCACTTCTCAGCGTGGGGTAGAACTTGAAGGCCTATGCCCTATGCATAAGGCTCGCACAGGTAAAGACGACAACCACCCCTCATGGTGGTTCAACACAACTAACGGCATGCACCTTTGCTTCTCGTGCGGTTACAAGGGAAACATCTTTACTCTTGTTAGAGACCTCAAAGGCATGGATTACTTTGATGCTCAAGAGTTCGTCAACGAGCAGAAGGAATCGACGGCTGATTACCTTCTAGCCCGTCTTAGAGATCTTCCCGTGTACCAAGTACCAGAAGAGCCTCTGGAGATGTCAGAAGCACGTTTAGCGGTCTTTACTGACCCTCCTGAAATGGATCTGAGGAAGCGTTTTATTACCCTTGAGTCGGCTCGTGCCTGCGGTGTTCTTTGGGATCCCAAGACATCTGCATGGATTCTCCCTATCCGTAGTCCTGAGAACTACAACCTCTGGGGATGGCAGGAGAAGGGCGCCCAAGGAAGGTTCTTCAAGAACCAGCCAGGAGGGGTAAAGAAGTCTAAGACCCTGTTCAATGTACAGAACATGAGCACTGATACGGTCATTGTTGTTGAATCGCCCCTTGATGTTGTTCGTCTAGAAACCGTAGGGTACACAGGAGCGGTATCCCCTTATGGAGCAGCACTCAGCGATACGCAGGCAAAGATCCTTCGTAACGCTAAGACAGTGATGGCGGCATACGACAAGGACGAGGCAGGGCGTAAAGCCTCTGAGGAGATTGTAAAGTTTGCTCATACCTATGGACTTAATCTCATGTTCTTTAACTACAACGGCATAGATGTCAAGGACATTGGCGATATGACCGAAGAGCAGATACACTGGGGCATCAAGCACGCTCGTCACATGGTGGAAGGTAAGGCTGCATACACATGGACTTAAGAGATAAAGACCGCCCATTAGAGGTGTGCATCTGTGGTTCCACACTGTGGAATGTTAAAGCCATGTTTGAAGACGGAGAGATCTCTTTGTACATGTTGGATATGGAGTGTGCGCTATGTGGCAGTTTAGCCACCGCCCCTACCCCGCTTCCCGAAGACCGTTGGTATAGTTAACAACTGTGGCGTTTAATGTGCTACCCTACAGTTATGAATAAATGCTCAATAGAAGGTTGTACAGGTAACTCTAAACGTATTGTAAAAAGTTATTGCCTAATGCATTACACTCGTTTAAGAACAAAAGGTGAACTAGGTCCTGCTCAAAAGTTACCTGATTCTTGGGGAACATGTTTAGTAGAAAACTGTTCAACAAAAGCAGGTCCGACAGGAGCCTGCCGTAGACACTGGCATTCGGTAAATAGCCCTGATCGCAGTAGAAAACGATCACTTAAATACAAAGGGTTAACAATTGATGACTATGAACGCATTCTTAAAGAGCAAGGCGGAGGATGTAAGATCTGTGGAACAAAAACTCCAGGACATCAACGTAAAAACTTTGCTGTAGATCATGACCATACCTGCTGTCCAGGTACTGTTAAACATTGTGGTAAATGTTTCAGGGGATTACTGTGCACTAGATGCAATTTAATATTGGGAGAACTAAAAGATGATACGGAGTTACTTAACAAAATGATTACTTACTTAAACCAATGACGTTTAAAGGAACACTGAAGCCCTACCAAGTCGAGTCAGTTGACAAAATGGTAGAACGTAAGCAGATGCTTGTAGCCTTTGAGATGGGTACTGGCAAGACTGTCATGACCATCGCTGCTTTAGAGAACTTACAACTTGAAGGTAAGGTTCTTGTCATTGCGCTGTCAAGCCTCAAGTATCAATGGCAAAAAGAGATAACAAAGTTCTCTGACTCAACTTCGACAGTAGTTGATGGTTCTAAAACCGCACGTGAGAAGCAGTGGCTATCAGACACTAAATACATTATATGTAACTATGAGGCTGTTGTTAATGACTGGGATACAGTAAGTAAAATTGAGTGGGACGCAATCGTTTGCGATGAAGCAACAGCGATAAAGGGCTTCCGTTCCCAACGGTCCAAGAAGGTCAAACAGTTATCTAAGAATGTAGAAGTTAGGTTTGCGCTGACTGGTACACCTATTGAGAACGGTCGCCCTGAAGAACTGTACTCTATTTTTCAGTTTGTAGATCCGTCATTGCTTGGAAGATTTGATTTATTTGATCAGACGTTTATCGTGCGAAATCATTTTGGTGGTGTACAACGCTACAGGAACCTACCGTTATTTCATGAAAGAGTTAAAACAGCCTCTGTAAGAAAAACTCAAAGTGATCCAGATGTTGCACCTTACTTACCTGACACCATACACCGTGAACCTGTTTACGTTAAGTTTGATAAAGATAATAAAAATTTGTACAACTATATTGCTGAAGAGTTACAGCAGGAACTGTACGAAGCACAACAACTTCTTGGTGCTAGTTTTTCTTTGATGGCACACTACGGGCAAGAAAACCAACATGGTGGACCAGCAGATGCGTTACGTGGGTCTATAATGTCTAAGATCACTGCCCTCAGAATGCTGTGTGATCATCCGTCATTGCTACTTGATTCTGCAAAAAAATTTGAAGAGGAACTTGGAGAAGGCAGTAGTTATTGTTACAGTTTAAAAGACCGAGACTTTTTTACTTCGACTAAATCCCATAAGTTAGACACTCTTAAGCAGTATGTCCAGGACCATTTAGAGACTGACCCAGACGCCAAGGTAGTTGTGTTTACCTCATGGGTAGGTATGGTTCGTCTGATCCAAGAGACGGTTGGCGGAACTGTTTACACAGGACAAATGGACGCAAAGCAAAAAGAGTCCAGCAAAGAAAAGTTTCTTAATGACCCAGAGTGTCGTGTCTTCATTTCCTCTGATGCAGGGGGTTATGGTGTAGATTTGCCAAACGCAAACCTATTAGTAAACTATGACTTACCTTGGAGTGCGGGGCTGTCAGTCCAGCGAAACGGGCGCATTAAACGTGCGTCTAGTCGTTGGCCTACAGTGATTATCCAAGACATCTTGGTACAAAACTCTATCGAAGAACGGCAGTACGACCTGTTGGCTCAAAAGAACGCGGTAGCAGATGCTGTACTAGATGGAGAGGGAATCAATGCCAAAGGTGGAGTTGACTTGACAGTGGGATCTCTTATAGGATTCCTTACAAATAATAGGCCATAAGGAGGAACCATGGCGCGAGTACAACCTAGTGAACCAAGAAATGTAACTGAAGACGAGTTTATTGCACAAGCCAAAGAGTTTGTTTTTGTTAAGAAGCAACTAGACTACTTTGAAGATAAGCACAAAGACCTTAAAGAAAAAATCTTTAGTAAGATTGATGTTGAAGGTGAAGTAGACAGCGAAGGTCACATCATCCTTGAACTTAAAGAGCCTATTGATGGTGTTAGATCTTTTAAAAAGCAACGCAGAGTAAAGCGCAAGATCGATGAAACACTTGCAGAGCAACTGATTGCTGAAAAAGGTTTAGAAGATAAGTTGTATAAGACCATTCGAGTTGTAGATGAAGACGCACTCATGGCTGCCATGTACAGCGCAGAACTTAGTGAAGAAGAAGTTGATAGTATTTATCCACAAGTTGTTACTTGGGCTATAGTTCTTAATAAGAAGTAACTGATGCCAGGTTTACGTGGGGACGATGAGATCCTTGCTTCATTCTCTGACTTGGAATACCTTCCAGGTTCTAAGAAGAAAAAGCGTAGGGAACCAGATCCAAAGGTTTCTCGCCGTAAAAAAGGTGAGAGCAATGGTTGGGATGAAAACCCAATCATTAAGTCATTAGGTGGAGTAGAAACAGAAGTTTTTACTATAGGTGCGTTAGCGCACGCTTTAGAAAAGACAATTGTCACTATTCGCCTATGGGAGCGCAAAGGGTACATCCCACGTGCCCCGTATAGACTTCGGTCAAAGACTCTTAATGGGTCTAAGACTGGGGGAAATCGGGTGTATACCAGAGCGCTTATAGAATCTGCCATTGAGGAGTTCTCAGTGCGTGGACTTCTAGGCTCTGCTCGTGTAGAGTGGAGCATCCACGATGATCTAACAGAAGCGCTAATCCGCCGATGGAAGAGCATCACAACAACCGAGAGTCCGACATAGACAAGGTCTTTGCACAACAGTCTATGCAGTACTCATTGCCAAACTACAGAAAAGACAATCATGCCAATTACACAACCTAAGTTTCAAGCAGCAGAATATTCTGCTGACATTGAAGCAACCGAAGAGGTCTCTGCACCTCAATCATCATCAACTGTTAAGGGTGGATGGGACGCATTAGACGATCTCATTAAGCCTGAAACAACTGCTTATCCAACAGACTTCAAGTTCAGTGAAGAACCTGTTCTCATTAAGTTCCTCGAAGATGGACCATTCGCAGTTTACGAGCAACACTGGATCGAGCGTCAAGGACGCAAGTCTTTTGTTTGCATCGGAGACGAGTGCCCACTTTGTAACATCTTGGGAGATAAGCCACGCGGTAAGTTCTCATGGAACATTCTCGTCCTTAGTGGCGCAGAGCAGACCGTACAAGTTCTTACTGTACCGCCAGTCTTCGCTCGTCAGATCGCAGCAGCGAACAAGGATGAGCGCAAAGGACCTCTCGTACGAGAGTTCTGGGAAATTTCCCGCACAGGTATGGGACCAACAACACAGTACAACCTAACGTACGTGCGTGGTCGCGACCTTGCTGAGGAATGGAAGTTGGATCTCGACACTGTCAATGCGCTTGTAGCATCTGCAGTTCCTTACACAGCAGAACAAGTAGTTCGTGAGACCCCCCGCTCTGAACTAATTGGCATCGCTCGCGCAGCAGGATAAGTTCCAACAACTTGTAGTGGGACTGTGGTAATGACATCCTCCAGACTCCACAGTCCTACTACACACAACAACGGGGGTAGTAAATGAACATCATCACAACGCAAGAGCAACTAGAAGATCTAGTTAAGTATTATTTAAAGGTCGAAGCGTTTGCCTTTGACGTAGAGACAGTCGGTGAAAACCGAATACAACCAGTAGTTAACGATGTACTTTGGATCTCGTTAGCAACTGAAGGACGCGTAGACGTCATCCCTATGGGACACCCAAACGGGGAGTTCCTACACTGGGACAAAGACATTCTTAAAAGTGGACTTGCTAAGTTAGAAAAAGGCAAGCCTTTAACTGATGCAGATTACTCAAAAAACAAAGCAAACTGGAGACCAGTGTTTGGTCCAGCACCTAAGCAACTTCTTCCAGGGGAAGTGTTCAAGGCTCTTAAGCCGTTGTTCTTTAGTGATAAGTTAAAGATTGGTCACAACGTTAAGTTTGATTTAAAGTCAATTGCTAAGTACTACAGAGGCGTTGTTCCTAACAAACCTTTCTTTGATACTTTGATGGCATCTTTCATCATTGATAACCGCAACCGACTAGGACTTGGTCTTGCTGACTGTTCCAAGCGTGAACTTGGTATCGTTGTTGAAAAAGGTGTGGGTGCTCAAGTAGAGGTTCACTCCTTTGAGGACGTGGCTAAGTACTCTGGCATTGACGCTGATGTTACATGGCAGTTGTACAAGAAGTTAGCCCCACAGTTAGAGGGAAACCTTAAGGCTGTATGGCAGTTAGAGATGGGTGTAGTAGCAGCGCTGTGTGACATGGAGTTGTCTGGAGCGACGCTGGATGTTGAGGAACTTACACAACTCAAAGTTCGCATTGACAAGGACTTAGAGGTAGCCAAGGCTAAAGCATGGAAGATTACAGGGGAGGCTTTCTCTCTTAACTCCATCGCAGAAAAGCAGAAGTGGTTGTTTGGTCCTAAAGAAGAAGGTGGCAGAGGTATAAAACCAAACATTAAACTCAAGATTGCGCTTACACCTAAAGGCCAAGAGTTACTTTACAACGATCCTTCTAAGATCAGTATTGAGCATTACTCCGTCTCTTCAGACGCACTTGAGTTCTATCGTGGTAAAGACGATCTGGTAGACGCTATCTTGGAGTACCAAGACCTTAATAAGTTAATGACTACCTATGTGATGCCTTATCTGGGTGGAGAAGTGACTCGAACAACTTCTGGTAAATCCAAGATTGTAGATAAGAAGAGCCTTCTTATTGATGGAAAGGTACACACCAACTTTAAGGCTCATGGTGCAGAGACTGGTCGATTCTCATCTTCAGAACCAAATCTTCAGAACATCCCAAGTGGTGGTGATTACGGCAAGTTGATCCGTAACTTGTTTATTGCTCCTGAAGGGTACAAGTTAGTAGTAGCCGACTACTCTCAAATTGAGCCACGCATCATTGCTGCCCTATCTAATGACCCGATTATGGTGGACAACTACCTAACTGGCGGTGACATCTACACCACTATCGGTGACACAATGGGCGTGAATCGTAAGGCTGGTAAGGTGTTGGTTCTCTCTATTGCATACGGAGTCGGACCTGACAAGATCGCTTCCCAGATCGGTTGCTCTATTAAAGAGGCTAAAGACCTCCTCAATAACTTCTCAGATAAGTTCTCAAACATTGCCAAATACAAGGCAAAAGTAATCCGTATGGCAGAACAAAAGAGGCCAATGCCTTATGTTGAAACCCTTATGGGACGACGCCGTTATCTTCCAGAACTGATGAGCAAGGAACAAGGCTTAAAGTCTAGGGGCGAACGACAGGCTTTCAACACTGTTATCCAGGGATCAGCAGCAGACATTATGAAACTAGCACTGGTACGTGCCCACTCCTGTTTTGTAGAAGAGCCAGAGGTGAACGTCCTGTTGACTATCCACGATGAAATCGTTACTGTTACCCCTGAGCACCTAGCAGAGGAAGCAGCGGAAGCCATCCGCGTGTCTATGGAGGGTATCTCCTTCCCACAGATTACAGTTCCTCTTATAGCAGATGTAAAGATTGTAGATAAGTGGGGAGAGGCAAAGTGATGGATGACGATCTATCCTTAGAAGATCAAATCGCAGAACTTAAATGGGATATAGAGCGCAACGAAGAGGCCTTTAAAGCACTTTCTCGTGAGAACCAAAAGTTACAGTCTCGCAACTATGAGTTAGAAGAGTGGCATCAGCGAAACGCTACAAAGATTGCAGAGTCTGAAGAATGGCGTAAGAAGTTTGAACTTAGTGTCCACACTCCAGAGTATAAGCAAGATGCGGAAGAAGCCTACGAACGTGGGCACTATGCTGCTAGACAAAAGATGGCTGCGTGGTTTATACAGGTAGGCAATGAAATGAAAAACGAATCTCTAAAAAATGAGGAAAAAGATGAGTAATTCAGACTGGTGGGCCAAACAGTTAGGCACACAACCACAAGCACCGCAACCACGCCCAATGGCTATGCCGATGCCACCTTCTCAACAACCTATGACACCTGCATACCCACCGCAGGCACCTCAAACACCTAAAGGTTTAACCAGTGCAACTCAGACAGCGATGTGCCCAGACTGTCACTCAACCAACTACATGTCTGTTCAAGGAGCAAAACCACGTTGTATGGAGTGTGGTTACCCAGTAGAACAATCAGGTGGTCGCTTCGGTGTATTGAACGGCGCTCAAGTACAGGGTAGTGCTAAAGCAGCACTAGGCAATGACACAACAAACAACTACAACCCACAGAACATTATCGGAAGAGTGCAGTGATGAATGATGAAGCGAAAAAAGTTATGGCTTTACTTAACAAAAAGTTTGGGGATAACGTTGTTGTTCTTGCTTCGGACATTCGAAGTGATCTTATCCCTCGTATTACTAGTGGCTCTACTACCTTGGACTATGTTCTCGGTGGTGGGTTCCCTGGCAATCAATGGAATGAACTCATTGGCGAACCGTCTCATGGTAAAACAGCACTCGCTCTTAAAACAATCGCAGCAAACCAAGCAGTAAATCCTGAATACCTAACTGTTTGGGTAGCCGCAGAGCAGTGGGTACCTGAGTACGCTGCTATGTGCGGCGTAGATACTGAGCGTGTGATTGTTATCGAAACTTCTATCATGGAAGAGGCGTATCAAGCAGTCATTCAGTTCGCTGAATCAAAGGCTGTAGACGCCATTGTCATCGACTCACTACCTGCCCTTTCTCCTGCCCCTGAAATGGAAAAAGACATGTCAGAGGCTACGGTAGGTCGTGGAGCCTTACTTACAAACAAGTTCTTCCGTGTAGTAGGAACCGCCATGAAGCGTTCTCTTGTAGAAGATGAGCGTCCAGTACTAGGGTTGATCATTAACCAGTATCGTATGAAGATCGGCGTCATGCACGGAGACCCACGTACCACTCCTGGAGGAGAAGGCAAGAACTATGCTTTCTTTACTCGTTCGGAAGTCAAGCGTGATGAGTGGATTGAAGTGGGCACTGGTGACAAAAAAGTACGCGTAGGCCAACGCATTAAGGTGCGCACTTTGAAGAATAAGTCTGCCCCACCACAACGGGTAGCGTACTTTGACTTTTACTTTGCTGAAGGCGGAGAGTGTGCTCCAGGAGAGTTCGACTTTGCTAAAGAGATTGTATCTTTGGCACTTGTTAAAGAGATTATCACACGCAAAGGTGGTTGGTATTACTACGGAGAGCGTAAGTGGCAGGGAGTAGAACCTGTCATTCAAAGCATCCGTGAAGAGATCGACCTTAAAGAAGAGGTACGAGTTAAAGTTTTTGAAGACAATGAGTTCCCATCAGCAGCGGAGGAAGACAGTGAATAAATCAGGATTTGTAATCAACGACCCTGACTGGGCTGACGAACTCCAGCGCGGAGTAGAGGAATACACCGACATGTTGTTTGAAGCAATGTGGGAGACCTCTGAGGAAGGTATCTCGGAAACACTGTCAGGTGAATTGTTCTGTGGCTGTGGAACTTGCTTATGGCGTGAAGCCCTTACCTACATCACCCCTAAATTGATTAAAGGGTACGAAGAAGGTAAGATCGAACTTGAAGACTGAAGGTCAAAAGCAATCCCAAAAGCATGAAAAGCGGTTGGCTAAAAGACTAGGCGGAACTGTAAACGCAGGGTCTGGTTCTTTTTGGTCTAGAAAAGGCGATGTGCGGGCTGACGGCTTGCTTATCGAGCACAAGTACACAGGCAATAAGACTTACACCCTTAAAGCCGTCGACTTAGAAAAGAATGTAACACATGCAATTTTGGAAAGTCGTACACCGATTTTCGGCATTAGTCTCAACAATAAGAACTATGTTATTCTTACTGAAGACGACTACCTAGAGATGAGAGAGAGTCTTCTAGAAGATGAATGACGAGCCAGAGTACTCATGGCGTTACGACGCACGCTGTTTTGGCGCTGCTCCTAAATCCCGTGATGAAGAAGACATCTTCTATCCTCCTCGTGATAAGGCAAAGTACAAGATCATTGCAGATAAAGCGAAGGTCTACTGTCTTGGTGAGACAGGTAAGAACCCCTGCCCAGTACGCTCCGACTGTTTATGGGATGCCGTTTCTAGAGATGAACCTCATGGAATCTGGGGTGGGCTTAGCCATAGAGAGCGAAACGCCTTAAAGCGTAAGTGGCAAAAAGAGTTTAGACTAAAACGTACTACGCTTAGTCTAGAAGAATATATCTACCAACAATAGGGGCGACATGGTCAGCGATTTACAGAAGTTTTTAGACGCTAAGAAGAAACCAACACGTCTTCTAGGTGATGTTGAACGTTATATGATGCGACGCCCACAGGGTGATCGTTCTACTTTGGTATTGCATCCATCTGAAATTATTAAACCTGATTTTTGCCATAGGTATTCCTACTACCTTATGAGTGGTGGAGTAAAACTTGGAAGTAAACCTTCGTTAAAGTTGCAATCTATCTTTGACGAGGGGCATTACATCCACGATAAGTGGCAAACCTATTTCTATGAAATGGGTAATCTCTACGGAGATTTTAAGTGCGTGTATTGCAAAGAGATAACCACAGGTATCTCTCCAGAAAGTTGCTTGTCCTGTGGTGGTGCGTTGAAGTACAACGAAGTAAAAATGCTAGATAAAAAGTTGCGTATTGCAGGTCATACTGATGGTTGGATCAAGGGTATCGGTGACGATTGCCTCATTGAGATCAAGTCCATCGGAACTGGAACTATGCGGTTTGACGCTCCCGACCTACTGGCTGATGCTGACAACGATGTGTCTAAAGCGTTTAAAAACATTAGGCGCCCATTTAGATCTCACCTTCTTCAAGGTCAGATGTACTTGGAACTTGCGAAGCGTATGTATGGGGACGAGGCTCCTAAAGAAATCGTCTTCATCTACGAACTAAAAGCAGATCAATCATATAAAGAGTTCAGCGTAAAGGCTGACTTTGAAATGGTAGAACGAATCTTCTGGATTGCTGAGAAGATCGTCGATGCTGTAGAGGCTGGTAAGATGCCTGAGTGCAACATCGATCCAGAGAATGGGTGTAAAGAATGCAACTTGATCCAGTAGTACAAACAGTGGCAAGCCCATTACAACCACGATATGAGCGCATGGACATACCAGAAGACATCACCACTTTTGGTGGAGATGAACTAGCAGAGTTGTTTACGAAGTTAACTGGATGGGCAGATTTCTTTGCTTCTAAATTAGTGGAAGCACAGTTAGAAGAGCGTGAGTGCCAACTAATACTAGACCGTGAGAACGCTCGTATGTTGGTTGCTCGTATGGGTTCAGCAACTAAGGGCGACAAAGTCACTCTGATCAAAGCAGAGATATCTATTGATCCTAAGATTATCAAGTTAGAAGATCGTGTGGAAAGCGCTTACGCGTTTCGCAAAACTTATGAGATGATCCTTAACAATCACGAACGTGATCTTACTTTGGTGTCCAGAGAGATTACACGCAGAGCATCAGAACAACGTCAGAGGAGCATGTAATGATCATCTTGGGTGTAAATAAATCTAACCATGATGGTTCAGTTGCTTTGCTCAGGGATACTGAAGTTCTTTTTCATGTTCAAGAAGAACGATTAAACAACATAAAACATGATGCTTCAATATTTACTTCTTTACAAAAAGTAAAAGACTATGTAGACCACATTGACATCTTGGCTGTTTCTGCAAGGTCTCGTGCATGGAAAGAGCGAACATATTCGGATGAGATGGTGATACAAGACGCTGTACGATCATTGGGGTTAACTTTTTTTGATAGTTCTTTTAAAACCTATGACTTTTCCGAAAATCATCATGAAATGCACGCATCAACTGCTTTTTATAACTCTGGATTTAAAGAAGCACTGTGTATCGTTATAGACGGTAAGGGATCAGGTACAATTATAGACGGGATAACTCACTTTGAAAGAACTACTAGTTTTTACATGAGTTACCCCCACAATGTTGTGACTATTCAACAAAGTCGTTGCTTTGATGAGGGCGGCGCTTTTCACTCCCCAACAACCTCTTACAACTTAAACGAAACTGTTTACACAACAAACGTATTCTCAGAAGCCGCTATTTTTGAGGATCTTTCTTTGCACTATGGTCTAGGACATCACGGTGCGGGAAAAGTGATGGGAATGTCTTCTTATGGAGTAGATGACACTCGTTTTCCTTCGTTATACGCTAACGGTGAACTAAATAACACTTTATGGATGACTAAAATATGCAACAGGTCACCCATTTTTGAGGGTTATCTACCTGATGATTTTCAAACACGAGCAAACCTTGCATACAGAGTGCAACAAGACACTCAAGAACATGTTTCCAACTACATACTAAACATGCTAGAAAAAACTGGACAAAAAAACCTTTGTTTATCTGGTGGGTTTTTTTTAAACTGTGTTTCAAACTACCATTTATTAAAAAAGTTACCAAAAGGTGTGTCTATTTACGTAGAACCAATGTCAACTGATGACGGAAATGCTCTTGGATCAGCAAAGACCGCTTACTATTTAGAGACTAAAAGTAAAAACATTGTTACTCAAAATAGTATTTACTATGGATTAACCTATAACTACACTCTTGAAGATATACGTGGTACCGACTATGAAATAAACGTGACCGCAGAAGACGTTGCTAAATTACTTGCAGATAAAAAAATTGTTGCCTTATATCAAGGACGATCAGAAGCAGGTCCCAGAGCATTAGGTAATCGAAGTATCTTGTACGATCCTAGAGACCCTAATGGAAAAGATCACGTAAACGCAGTCAAAAAAAGAGAATGGTACCGACCCTTTGCTGGTACAGTTTTAAAAGAAAAGGCTAAAGACTGGTTTAACATGTTGTCTTTGGATGAATCACCTTACATGATGTACGCTGTAGACGTTATTGAGGAAAAGAAAACCAAAATACCTGCAATAACACACGTTGATGGGACTTGTAGAGTACAGACCCTATCCAGAGAGCAGAACCCGTTCTACTACGATCTTATAAAAAGTTTTGATGACATAACTGGTGTTCCAATTGTTTTTAATACTTCCTTCAATTTGGCAGGAAATGCCATAGTTGAAACTCTTACTGACGCTTTACAAACTTTGCGTGAGTCTGATATTGATTACCTTTATTTACCAGAGTTAAACGCACTAGTCAAAGGACGTAATAAATGATCATCGGCCTAAGCGGGTATGCCAGAAGCGGAAAAGATGAAGTTGCAAAAGTACTTGTAGAAAAGTACAACTTTACACGTGTGGCATTTGCTGATCCTATTCGCAATTTGTTATGGGATTTAAACCCTGTTTTAAAAACAGACTACACACTGCAAGGTATTGTTGGTGCTTACGGTTGGGATGTTGCTAAAACACAGTTTCCAGAAGTAAGACGTCTACTTCAAGAACTTGGAGTAGGTGCACGTAAGCGTCTTGGAGAAGACGTTTGGGTGATTGCTGCTATGCACCAGATGTCTGACATCAACACCAACTACGTAATTACAGACGTTCGATTTGAAAACGAATCAGGGATGATCAAACAACTGGGTGGAGAGTTGTGGAGAATTCAGCGCCCAGGAGTTGAGGCTGTTAATCGACATATCTCAGAAACCGCACTAGACGGATACAAGTGGGATAAGGTATTGCATAACGGGGGAACACTTAAGGATCTAGAACTACTAGTCCAAGTAAGAACGGAACCCCTGTTAGATGCCAACAAAGTTAATTGAAGGTAAGGCAATACCTGGGGACTCACTAGTATCTATTGGTATTGATCAATCTCTTACAGGGTTTGCCCTCACTGTTTTAGCAACAGACGACCCTTCAGAGTTCATTACGTGGGTGTACAAGTCTCCTTATTTTGGTATCGAGAGACTCGCTGATATCCGTCAATGGCTAACGGACACGTTGAACTACTGCGAAAAGTACTGGGTCATAGATGACCTGGGATTAGAAGGAACTGTTCTTGCAAGCCATGCTGCCCTTGTACTCGGAGAGTTGTCGGCGGTAGTTCGCATGGCAATATACGATCACTTTGAAGAGGGAGATCCCCGTAGATATCCCTTGAAGGTCCCACCAATGACTCTTAAAAAGTATGCAGCAGGCAAAGGTAACGCCAAGAAGCAAGAGATGCTTATGCAGATCTACAAGCGTTGGGGCATCGAATTCTCGGACGATAATGCTGCTGACTCTTACGCTTTGGCACGCCTTGTTTCAAAAACTACTCAAGACGAAGTCGAGAAGGCAGTAGCCAAGCAAATGGAAGATTCTAAGTTTAGGGATCAACCTAGACTATAAGTAGGTACCCTTTCAGTCGGGGAGAGGCGCATAAACCCGAACTAAAGGACTACAACTTGAGCACTACACCAGAACTTCCTGCAGAAGAGCAATTCCTTCGAGTAAGTGCAGGATCTAACCCACAGTCAGTGGCCTCTGCCATCGCCCATGCAATCTACGACAAGCGCGAGGTTAAACTCCGTGCAGTAGGTGCTGGAGCAGTAAACCAGGCTGTAAAAGCCATTGCGATCGCACGTGGATACGTTGCCCCTCGTGGCATGGATCTCACAGATAAACCAGGATTTACTACCATCCAATCGCGTGATGGTGACATTTCTGCAATCGTTTTTCACATTACAGCATCATAAAAACGCCGTATCCTTGTATTAACGTAAGGAGTCACTCATGGCTAAATGGACATCACTAGGGCATGCTATGCGCCGTCGCATGGGTGCACCTTCATCTCACCTAGAATCGGCAGGAACCTCAATGGCACGCAACGTACCAACACCAGAAGAGATCATCGCTTCAGCAGCGCACGCAAAGTCACCACGTCGTTACATGGGACAAGATGCTGAACATTTTACAAATGTTTCTGCAGAACCAGGTAACACAATCTCTGCTCCACGCAAGAACACACAGGCGGGAGACCCAACAATCTCTGACAAGGCTAACCGCAGTAATGTACTTGCAGGTTCTGCAGCACAGTCAGAGCGCATGGGTGCAAAGTATTCAGTAGGACACTCATTTCCTGCAGGTTCTGAGCCAGCAGCAGCCGCAACAATGGCAAACGCTCGCACAGTGCCTTCAGTAATGGGCCGCCAAACACCTAACTTCCAAAGCGGCGAGGCAGACGCCTACTAAGATGATTTCATCTGAGCAATTCGGTAGCACTGGGGACATGTTTCAACAACATCCCCAGGTTGCTGCTCCTCTGTCGCTAAGTTCTAGTACATCGGGAAGTGCTGCACAAGCAACTGCTTGGCGCACACGCGGATTATCAGACTCTGGAAGCCCACTACCTTTGTCATCACGTACAGAAGGTAGTGTTTACAAATTTGAAGACGATCAATCGTCTAAACGTTCCGTACAGGAGTAACTAATGGCTGGTGGAGTTAATAACTATTCTCCTTCCCAGAACTGGCAGTCTCTGGGTGGCGGAGGCATGTATGGATACAACAACCAAGGTGGTCAAGGTATCCCAGTAGCGCGTGATGCGCTAGATACAAGCCGTATGGGTGTTGGCCGTGTTCCATCAGCAGAATATCCTGACGGCTACCTAGGAACGATTCGTTCACGCCGTGATGATCGACTCCTTGACTCAATTAAAAACAGAGTTAATCAAAAATCGTATCAACGTGGTGTACACAAAGGCGAGCGTATTGAGCCGTCAATGTATTTTTGGCCAGATGCAGTTAACAACCAGGCTGGTATTCAACGCCAAATGAAGGCTGCTCTTGTTAATGATCAAGGCGTAATGATTTATAAAACAGAACGATTTGCACCAGATGCTCGTTTGGCTCCCGCTCCTCACCTTGTTAACGATGGCAAAGCCAACACTATGGCTAATGAACCTGTACAGATCAATGCACGCCGTCAAGCGATGCTTGCTTACTTGAGACCTGCGTGGGCATAACATGGCTAAATCTGAATACCCAAATTTTGATGCTCTTGGTACCGATCCTTTAACAGGTAATTGGGATCCTGAAAGAGCAGCAAAAGTATTACCTACTCACGTGATGAACATTCGTGCAAAATTAGCAAATGCGTCTAAAGAAGACATTGTCGCAGGTAGAAACTGGTACCCAAAGGCTCATGATCATGCAGTAAGAATTGGTAGCGGTAATGTAGAAAAGGGTGCAGGAATACTTGCTGCATTATCTCCTGCAATGGATTGGGATTCAAACGTTCAAGGTGGTTATCACATTGCAAAAACTGGTAGTCCATTTCATTTGCAAACCGCAGATAACAACACAAAAGCCTTACGAATTTTAAGTGGAGAACACCCATTAGACGTTCTTGGTGGTCATAAGGTTACAAGTTTTTACCATAATATTTTAAACCCAGATGCACCACATGAAGTAACAATTGATCGTCATGCTCATGATATTGCGATTGCAAAACCTTTTGGTCAAAAATTCGATACAAAACCAAATTTGGGTCTTAGTGCACAGGGAAGATACGAACACTTTAAAAATGCTTATTTAACAGCCTCTGAACAAAGTGGAATAAAGATCCCTAATCAACTACAGGCCATGACATGGGTAGCGCATAGAGAGGGCCGATAGTGACACAGACATTTGATGGCAATTACGATTACACCAAGCCATGGCGTGCACCTGTACAGCCTGATCAAGTAGCAAAGAAGTGGTCTTACAACGGTCCTTGGTCGAGCAACATGGAGCGCCTAACTTCTCAAGCATTGATGGTAGCAACTATCCCTGCAGCAGATATTCAGGCAATGGTTCGACCACCTCTTCCACAGATCCGTTTGTTTCCAGATCGTTATGGTTATGGCCCTCGCGTTCAACCTGGAATTGAAGACATTGTCAGTATTGACAGAAACTACCAAGAGCCTCGCATTTCTTGGTATTCAGGATCCCCTGCTGGTTATAGTGGCAGCAGCCGTAACGACTTAGGAAATAACTAATGTCACGAGAAGATGGTTTCCCACACTTTAATGAACTACAACCTGAAGATGCAGGTATGTTCAAAGCGCACCTACAACGCGCACGAAACGCAAACCCTAATGGCGCGGCTGTAGACGTACACAAGGTAGCAGACTACAAAAAAGCGCGTATGTTTATGACTAACGATGGTTTGGCTGGTTACGCAGTCCACCCTTCTGGAGAACTTACCTCGGTGTTCAAGCACCCTGATTCTCCATACAGAGATGTAGCCCGCCATGCAGCAGAGCACGCTGCATTACTCGGTGGAGCAACCCACGCCTCAGCATTTGACCCTAAGTTGCCAGAGATGTACGGCAAAGGCGGATTTAGAGCACTATCTCATGTACAGTGGAACGAAGAGTACAAGCCACCTCGTTGGAAGGTCAGCCGTCAAGGACGACCAGATGTGGCATTTCTTGGTGCAGATCGTTCAGTTGCACGAGAGATGAACTCAGGAAAGTCTTACCGACCAGGAAGCACTCCTGAAGTACCTGACTACGACACAGGTATGACTCAGGCTAGAGAGCATGGAGAAAGAGAGAAAAATGCCAGGAACAGGTGACGATAGCGGCAATTTGACCATGGATCTGCAAGCAAAGCAGATCATGCAAAACGCCATTCGATACAATGGATCTGCTCCATGTCCAACCTGCGGAGTAATTATGAATCCAGTAGAATTTATGACTAATAAAGGTCACTGCTTTGATTGCCTTAACCAGAGTAAAGTGGCACGAGTGAAAGGTAAGATGGCATAATGGCAGTTAACTCATCACGATCAATGAACCAGTCACTCGATGCTGGCGCAACTGATGGTAAATATCGCAAGGCTCGCCCAGACACTGAGGTAATCCCAGGTGCAGGGAATGAGCAGACACTGGCTGATCGCCAAACCCTTAATCCATTCTGGGGTTATGACTTCATTACATCTGAGTACCCAAACAAGGTAAACCCAGGTAAGTAATCATGCCAACAATCGTTCCTGATCGTGGGGATAATCCAAAGCGTAAAATTAACTTTTATCACGCAAATGGTGACTACAGCCATACTGCTGATGTTCGTTGGTTAAGCCCTAAAGGGTATCGTTCAGGTCAACCTCATGGTTCTGACCTAAAAAAACACATGCCAAATATGGGTGGATGGGCAATGCCTGAGTATGACAACAACCCAAAGGCACCTAAAGAAGAAGGTAAATAACTATGATTAATCCAGTACCTAATCGTGGTGGACCAGAGCGTGCTGTAGGGACTAAACTTTACGGTCAAGGCTTTTCAGACAAGATGTTCTCTTCTGCCAGTGCAAAGATGAACTACTTTCATAATGACACTCACATGGGTCAGAACCCTTCTAACTACAACATCAATGTTTGGAAGCAACACCCTGAAGGTGTAGCAGACAGTTCTGAGTTACATGTAGGAACTTTTGCACGAGCAGTTCCTGGAAAAAATGAAGCAGGAGAGTCTGGTATTCACCTCTATTCTCAGGACAAAGGTGGATTGGCTGGATTTATGCCTGACTCTTCAGTACACGACGTTACTTGGACTCCAAGAAACCCTGACTAACTTTTTGCAGGGTATGATAGGGTACCTGGACTACTACAAGGAGCATTTACATGGCAAACGTGCCTATTTTGGGTCAGCGTCAACAGCAACCTACTGACCCAGTCTTTCGTTTACTTCACTGCTTGGTTTGCGATACTCTCGAAGAGTTGCCTCCTTACGAGGGGCCGTCTGATCAAGACACTCTACTTGAAATTGCTTGTGAAGTTCACATCTTCCCATCTGGTGAGCCACACAAAGGCAAGTTGTATGTACTGCCATTAAAGTATTGGGCAAAGACAGAGTCTAAAAGAGAGATCATTCGCCAGATTAAAGGCGGTGGTTCTAAGGGTCTTGCAGAACTTGATGAGACCTACTATGACTCACGTTCAACATTTATGGACGACGCTATGGCATGCTATCGCCAGCACAATAAGCCAAAAGAAGGCTGCGATGACTGGCACTCAAAGCACAAGATGCTCGTACCTAAAACCGCAAAAGAACGCAAAGCAGAAGGCATGGCTCGTTATCAAGACGAAGCGGGTCCAAAGACCTACCTATGCGATTTCTGCCCAGTGGCAGTTGCAGTAAACACCCGTAAGCAAAAACTACTAGGAGGCCTAGCATGATTACATTTCAGTATGTTGTAACTGTCAATGACGATGGAACCATCAACACCCAAGGTATGGAAGCCCAAGAGGGCGTTATTTCTCGTAAACCTACTGCATACGACATCTACACAACCAGCAAAGAGTTGTTCTCTAACATTGATCACAAAATGATGGCTGATATGGTCGCTCAGATGGTTGTAGAGCGCCTTACTCCTGCAGATCCTAATGCTGAAATTAAGGCAAAACTTGCTGATGCGTTACGCGATAGAGGCATAGAACCCGACAAAAACTAATAGACTTAGGGTATGAATCGCCCAGATGGTCTAGACAAGTACCTTCAGCCAGTCAATCTGGAGCAAGGTGCTACCTCGTACTTTTCTGCGCCTGAAGCGGATCTTGACCCTAAGTTATTTTCTGGTACCCAACTCAAGGGATGGGTACGTAATGGTCTTTTGCAGTTATTGTTTGACTTCTTACATGAGGTCTACCGACACGCAGATACTTGGACACATGTGTGGATTGCAGGTTCTGGAGTTTCTTACCAGTGGTCTGCAGCACGTCAGCCTGGAGATCTAGATGTTTTGATCGGTATTGACTACATAAAGTTTCGTAGATCTAACCCAGAATACTCAGGTCTTGGTGATGCTGAAATCAGCCAGATGTTGAACGAAGAGTTTCGCGAACATCTTTACCCAGAGACTGCAGACTGGAATGGGTACGAAGTTACATTCTATGTAAACCCAGGGGCTACAGACATTCGTAGTATCAACCCTTACGCTGCTTACGATCTTACTCATAATGAGTGGACAGTGGTTCCTTCGCATGAGGGTGCACCTCAAAATAAAGTGTGGGACACCAACGCAGAGCGTGATGCAAAGGTTGCTCAAGACATTGTTTCTCGCTACTCAAAGGCACTAGCAGACTTTCAAGGTGCTCAGAATGATGCCTCACGTCGTAACGCAGAGAGCCGTTTGCAGTTAGCACTAGAACAAGCCTCTGCACTGTACGACAGTATCCATACTGGTCGCAAGTATGCATTCAGTAAAAGCGGTATGGGTTATGCAGACTTCTACAACTATCGTTGGCAGGCTGGTAAAAAGTACGGAACGGTACCTGCACTACGCAGCCTTCATGACTACCTCAAAGCATACAACGAAGGTACTGCAGAAAAGAACTATGGCGTAGAACTACCAGATACATCAACACTTATTCGTAGAGCGGCGACATACAGAAACAAAGGATAAAACGTGAATACATTGGTGAATTTAGACGGAGTAATTTGTTCGGATACAGGAGAACCGATTCCAGCAGGGATCACTCTTTACTACGCACTAACTGCAGGGCATCGAGTCACCCTGCTTACTGCGCGTGACAAGGACGATGCAACTCACTGGTTGCACTCGCATGGAATCATTAACTATGATGATTTGATTGACAACTCCCTTCGGTTAGAAGGTGACGATCTAAAGCAACGTCAGTTTAAGATCGCTCGTAGCCATGCCCCTGTAGAGATGTACATTGACTCTGATCCTGCCATGTGTGCGTGGGTATTCGAGGAGCAGCGCGTAACTAGTGTCCTAGTAAATCATCCGTCTTACGCGAAAGTAGAGCACCGCCCTAACGCCCCTAAGAAGTTCCGTACATGGGATCAAATCGTAGAGGCTGTAGACCGAGTGAACGTAGCCCGTGCTAAAGACCGCATGACCCCAACAAACGACATCGGGGAGTACTCAGATTAAGATTATCTTTTCAGGGGTAGAGGTTGGCTCAAACCGCACACTGTTAGAGGGTCAGAACGTCCAGTACATGGGACTTAACTTCTGGGGATTAAAAAAGCGCGGATTACCAAAACACAAGACTTGGCTAATATCTGAGCATTTCCTTCCAGAAACTACAGTGTACATAGAGTCGGGTGCATCCCAAGCAGACAAGGCTGGGTTGTCTAAGGCAGAACTGTTGGAGTACGCAGCAGAGTACCAAGAGTTCCTAGTCAATAACGCAGACAGGGCAGCAGGATTTCAAGAGTTTGATTCCCAAGTTCTAGGTCAAGAGTGGATTGAGACACAGCGTTCATTCTTTGAAAATGACCCTAAGTTGCATGTGATCTGGCATGAGTCCTACGGACTGCCAGCCCTCAAAGCCATGGCATTGAAGTACGACAATGTCGTTATCCCTAACGCTGAGATCGAGTCTGTAACCAACCTAGCAAGTTTTACAAGGCTGTATGAGAGGCAGTACGGCACCTCGTTCCATGCCCTTGGATGTGCCAAGCCTGACAATCTGAGGCAGATACCATTTGATACAGCAAGCACATTGTCATGGCTGTCACCTATGCGACGTGGCGAGACAATCGTATGGGATGGCAGTAAGATCGTCCGTTATCCGAAGAAGATGAAGGATCAAGCCAGACCACGTTACAAGCGTATTGTGGAGCAGGCTGGACTAGACTATTCAGAGTTCATTACAGATAGTACCCTCGAAGCGACCAAAGTTGCAGTTTGGTCTTACAAGCAATTGGAGTCATCCATGGATAAGAAAACTCCCGATCTTCACATTATTGAGGGCGGTAAAAAGTCTGAAGTATCTGATAACAGCGATCAGTTCATGTCGGGTTTAATGGGATTAGATCTCAGCGCTTCTGATAATAGTGACGCTCCTATGCGGAAAAACGAGGCTACAAAAGTAGTTCCAAGAGACCCTTCTGAGATCCAAAACCTACCTGTCTTTGGTTACAAGATGAAGACGATCGTTGAAACTGACGACGATGGCAAAGACGTTTTGAAGGATGTACCAGTAATCCAGAACCAAAGTTCTTCACTGCGCCAGTGCAATACCTGCTTCGTAGCAGCGAACTGCCCAGCCTTTAAGCCCGATACCATGTGTAGTTTTAACCTTCCTGTAGAGGTAAAGACCAAGGATCAACTTAAGGCGTTATTGACTGCAATGATTGAAATGCAGGGTCAAAGAGTGGCTTTTATGCGTTTTGCAGAAGAAATGAACGGTGGCTATGCAGACCCTAACCTTAGCCAAGAAGTAGATCGACTCATGAAGTTGGTGGCTAATGTCAATGACATGGAGTCCAATAAAGAGTTTATTCAGATCACCGCAAGCCGTCAGTCTTCAAGTGGGGTTCTGTCTGCTATCTTTGGAGACCGTGCTCAGGCACTCAAAGACCTACCGCAACCACTGAAGGAAGACCAAGTTACTAAGATCATTCAGTCTTCTATCGAAGAATAGTTGTATCTGATAACAGTGGTTCATAGCACATGAACCATGGTGGTAGCAAGTTTTGGCGTTTAGCAACACTGTAGGTATTTTACGATTTTGCTTATTACCACCTATGCACTAGGTTAATCCGCAGCACAATAGGGGACTCCCCATGTAGGGGTATTTACACAATTAGAGAAATAGGGTACCAACATGTCAATGTTTTCTTTCCAGTTAGCCAGTGAGTTTGTTGCTCCGTATCGCGCCAAGAAGCCGCCCTTTGGCTACCGCGATGCTGCGGGAAACTCGGTTGGAGAGATTACCTTTTTACGTACCTATTCACGTCTGAAGGAAGATGGTACGAAGGAAACTTGGGTAGACGTATGCGAGCGTGTGATCAACGGCATGTACTCGCTCCAAAAAGATCACGCAAAGTTGAACCGCCTACCATGGTCAGACGCCAAGGCAGCAGCCTCAGCCAAGGAAGCCTTTGACCGTCTCTTTGAGTTGAAGTGGACACCACCAGGACGTGGTTTATGGGTCATGGGTACCAAGATTGTTAATGAACAACGTAACTCTGCAGCGTTGCAGAACTGTGCCTTTGTCTCCACTGGGTCTATGACCAAAACAGATCCAGCAAAACCATTTGCCTTCCTCATGGAAGCATCCATGCTAGGTGTGGGAGTTGGATTTGATGATAAGGGTGCAGATAAAGACTTCACCATCTACGCACCACAAGGAGAACAAGATTATGTCATCCCAGATACCCGTGAAGGTTGGGTCGAGTCATCGGCAGCCCTCATCAATTCCTACCTTAAGCCAGATCAGAAGCGCCCTGTCTTTGACTACAGCCAAATCCGTCCAGCAGGGGAACCGATCAAGACCTTCGGAGGCACTGCTGCTGGTCCCGACTCACTTATCGAGTTCCACCAAGAACTAGTAAGGATGTTTGATGGACGTGCAGGTGAGTTACTTACTCGCACTGACATCGCTGACATCGGTAACCGCATTGGTGTTTGTGTCGTTTCTGGAAACGTTCGCCGTTCAGCAGAGTTGTTGATGGGACGCATTGACGATGAGAAGTTCCTCAACCTTAAGAACTACAACCTTTATCCAGAGCGTGCCGCCTACGGCTGGATGAGTAACAACTCGGTTGAAGTTTCTGTTGGTCAAGATTTATCGCCCATTATTGAGGGTATCTCCAGAAACGGTGAGCCTGGAGTTATCTGGATGGATGTAAGTCGTAAGTATGGACGACTAGCAGACCCAGAGAACAACAAGGACTGGCGTATTGCTGGATACAACCCTTGCGCTGAGCAGTCTCTTGAGTCATTTGAGTGCTGTACTTTGGTAGAGACTTACCTCAACCGCCATACAGACCTAGAAGATTTCAAGCGCACTCTTAAGTTCGCTTACCTATATGCCAAGACTGTAACTCTTATCCCTACCCACTGGGAAGAGACAAACGCCATCATGCAGCGTAACCGCCGTATTGGTACATCTATCTCTGGTGTTGCAAACTTTGCAGATAATCGTGGTCTTCCAGTTCTTCGTAACTGGATGGATGAAGGTTACAAAGTTATCCAAGGCTACGATAAGACCTACTCAGAGTGGCTTGGTATCCGTGAGTCTATTAAGACCACAACCATTAAGCCTTCTGGAACAGTCTCTATCCTTGCTGGTGAGTCTCCAGGAGTTCACTGGACTGTAGGTGGCAAGTACTTCAATCGTGCTATCCGCTTCCGTAACAACGACCCAATGCTTACTCTGTTCCAGATGGCTAACTACCGCATTGAGCCAGCAAACGAGGATCCAAAGGGTACATCGGTTGTCTTCTTCCCAATCAAGAGCGAAGCAAAGCGTTCTGAGAAGGATGTCTCTATCTACGAGAAGATGGCTCTTGCTGCTACTGCTCAACGCTACTGGTCAGACAACTCTGTGTCTGTCACTGTGTCGTTTGACCCAGAGACAGAAGCATCTGCAATCGGTACTGCACTTCACATGTACGATGGACAACTAAAGACTGTTTCATTCTTGCCTATGATGAGTGATGTCTACCCACAGATGCCGTACACACAAATTACAGAACAGCAATACGAAGATGAAGGAACAATGAAGTTGTTTCCTATTGATCTTGCGGGCGTGTATGCAGGCATGGCTGCTGATGCTATTGGTGAAAGTTACTGCACCACAGACGCATGTGAAGTAAAACTAATCAAAGATAATCAGTAAACGTTAACCTTGTTGATAGGTGTGCAAAGTTACTTTGTTTGAGATAATACTCTAGCAAGGTAACTTGCACTACGAAAGGAAATACAATGTCAAACCTCGACGATATCCAAAATGATCTAGAAGAAATTGCAGAAGATATTGCTGAACTTGCTGCTGATCTAGAAGGCGACGACAACACCGATACAGACGCACCTGTTGCTTCTGATGATGCTTCTGCTCCTGCAGATGCTTCTGATGATGCTTCTGATGCTTCT